GACGGCCGCAGAACCGTAAGAGTGGTGCCGTCAACATATGTCAAGTGCGTCGATTCGAACCCCATTGCGTTCAGAAAGTCGGCTACCATCGTCTGGAGACCAGACCATGTCTGGCACCGCTTGAGGAGCCGGTTAAGGAACGATGGCGCGTCGGATGTCATGCCTTCGTCAAAGCCTGAAGCGTTGTCGAAAAGATCCTTGGCGGCGGACGAACCGATAGGGTTGCCAGTTAAATAAGTGTTCAATTCTTTCTCCTTGTTAGGCTACTGGATAGCTGCCGTGAATATTCAATACAGCGCCGTTTGCCGCACCAATGTCGCCGTTTGCCATGTCCGCGCACGCTGCCGTAGTAAGCCCAGAGAGCACAGTAGCGAACCCGCCTTTGCCGCCGACCTCTTTAACGTTTCCGACGGGCATACCGCTAGTGCCAGCGAGCGCCGCTACAGGAAGGCTTAGCGTTGGATATCCCCCTGTGCCCTTGGTAGTAATGGTGATTGTTACCTCAAAGTAACAGATGCCAAAAATCACCATGTACTTACCGGTGGCGCTGATTGTCGTATACGCGCCAGACCCTGGCGTAATGGCTGGCGTGTAAGTTGTCCACGTCCGTTTATTGGTAATCTCGCCTTGGACGTATCCAGTGGTTGCTAGCCTGGTTGAGCTGTTGCCTACGGCTTGCGTTGGCGCGGTTGGGTTGTTTAGAAAGGCTGGCGAGTCGAGCGGAGCTGCCCACGGGAGCGCCGCTTTTTGTTGTGTGGCGTCAGTGGCCGCCATCAATGACCTAGCCAGCGGGGTCAAATCGAACTGCGCGAGAGCGCTCGCTCCGGTTGCGTAAAGCCCTTTATTAGCGGCTAGCGTTAGCGACGCCAGGCTTGCCACGTTCGGGCTTACCAGTGCGTTTGCGTCTTGCTGCATCTGCCACCATGTTTTGAGCAGCACGCCGAGTCGCCCCTTTACGGTAGGCGTAGCGCTGCCGAGTAACTGGTCAAGAATTACGGCGTTGTCGTCAAGGTCGCGCGGGTCCTTTGACGGAATCGGGTTTAGTGTGTCGTACGTCATGGGTTAGGCCAGTCCTCGTTAATTGCGGTGTCCATGACATCCGCGTAAGTTTGCCAGGGGTTTAGAGGCCACTCCCGATTAATTGCTTTGTCGAAAATGCTTGCGTCTATTACGAAATCCGGGAACAATCCCCAGTCATCTCCGAGGACCGCCCGCTCGAACAACTCAATCTCCGCTGAGTAGCTCCAGCGGCTGTTATCGCCGGATGGCGGTCCTACAGGGTTAGGCCCTTGGTAAATGTCAGTGAATCGACAGGTGTAATATTCAAGACCTAACGGGGTTTTTAGTTTTGCTTCAAACCAGTTCGCTCCGTCGGCGAGCTGCTGCCGATACCATGACTCGAAGGCCATGCCCTCTGCATCATTGAAAAGGAAGCTAACCTTAGCCATTTCGGGGACGCTGGTGAACTTTCTACGCTGCCTTGCTCTACCGCTAGTCAGTTCGGACCGCATAAGCGGCGAAACGATCTGATTTGTCCGAGAAGCTCGCAGGCCTAGCGGTAGTCCTTCAGGGTAATAAATCGTCATGTTGGGCTATTGTCGTCGTCTGCGTATACCTCGGGATTGTACCCTATCGCCTCAACGCTCGCTGCGGACGCCCCGTTAGGGGAGATGCCTGTAACAAGGACCTTATACGACAAGCGATTTGACGGACCGAACAGCAGATGGGGCGGCTCAATAGTCCACGAAACGTCCGGGGAGAAGTCAAGCGACGGGACCGAAATCTTATAGTCGTTAATCCTTGTCGCTACATACGGGCCTGACACCGTCCCGTTGGGGCGACGAACAGCAAGCATATGCTGGCCACCTGCCGACCAGTCGAGCGGCTCCGACGACTCGATTTCAACCGAGCCCGCGCCAACTTTGTAGCCGAGCATAAGGGAGCTTTGCCCATACCCTGGCACGTCGTCGCAGACCATGTCATAGGACAGGTAGCGGCTGTTAAGTGCGTCCATTTCCGTCGACCAGGTGTACTTGTCCCTGCGGAAAAGATTGGTTCGCAGTCTGCGCATGCCCATTCGCCATGCGCGGGTTCTGTCAGTCACTCCGGTGGCAACAATCTTTTCAACCTTTCGACCGATGCTCCCCGGCAGTCGGCACTCTATGACCTCCTCGGTCCAGCTTTTGCCATCGGTATAAGTCACGTCAACACCGTCAAAGTCGTTCGGGCTGTAGAGCTGGATCTCTCGGACGAGGTCGCGGGTAAAATTCTGCGGCGTGTACATATGTTCGAGCTGCGTACGAGGACCGTCACGGACTGCGGTTATAACCCCGCGATCAATGGTTATCTCTGCATACCCAGCGCCCAAGGCGTTATTTAGCGCTTCCTTGGCGGTTGTTTCTCCGGTGTAGGCCATATCGAACTTGTCCCCGCGCGCCTTCCACAAGGCGTCCAGGTCGTCTAGGGTTTCGAGGTCTATATCGCTGTCGGTATAGCTCGTAGACTTCGCGATGTATGCGAATACCGGGGCGATATCGTTGGTCGCGACTTCGGCGGTCCACTGGCCGTTAAAGCGAGTCGGCAGCATCCTAGTAGCTATTACGGATATCTGGTTTTCGGTTTGTGCGGCGATGCGGTCAGACGTGCGGATCCTGATCGCGATAGTCGTGCAGCCCGGATAGCTAGATGGCGCATCCAGCTTTGATTTAAGCCCGTACCACTGGATTGTATTATGTACTTCCAGGCTCTGCACGAGAGGGAAGGTCTTGCGTACCCGTACCTCGGGACGCATAAGGTAAGGCAGTACCTCTGTCTCGGTGGCGCCGATCTGGTCTAGCGTGTTGTTCGTGTAGGACCTGTAGACGCTCGTCCAGGCTCCCCCTAAAGCCATGTCTCGATACTGAAGCTCGTAGGTAACCGTCGCCGAGTAAATGTTTCCCTCTTTGCCGATCCCGCACAAGCCATTAGGCAGAAACATTTCCCATTGAATTGCGCGCGTCTTCTCGTTCTGCGGACACGCTGCAAAAGGCCCGCGCCAACCACCTTCAGAGTTGCTCGTATCGACCGACACGGTGGCGTTAGACATGGTCGCAGCGGTGAATCCAGGGAAAGACGCGTCTATGGATCCTGACGACGTCAGGCGGTCTACGGTAATTACGCTCGGGCTTATGCCGGTAATCTTGAACCTCATACCGACCGGGCCGATAGCGGCGAGAGACGTGCCGATAGTCATCTGATTGGCTGGCGCGCCCCACGAATAGTCTAGAGTCATCTGCCCGGACGCATATGAGTTGACGGTGTATTGTCCGGCGTTAGGTCCTACGACCTCGATCGTATTGCCAACGGATGGGTTAAGCATCGACAGCGGTCCGGTGACGACGTCCCGAGCTGATCCTCCTCCGTCTGTTACGGTGTAGCTGTACGGCACAACAACGCGCAGGACAAGGCCCACGGTCCAGTCTGTCGGGAATGTTCCGGCGCCCGTGGGAATGGTGATCGTGTAGCCGGAGAACTGGAGCGCCGAAGCCTGGACGTTGGGCGTAATAGAGGTTGAAGCTGTAAGCTCAAGACCGGCAGCGCCTGTCGAGCTTGAACCTACCTCCGGCGCCTGGTGCCACCACGTTGCGGCAGCGCTGGATGTGACGTCCTCGCCTGGCTGATAGATGCGAACCTCGGCGTCTGCTCCGAGCGATAAAAGCGGCGTGTCGCCAATCCTGATATTACTGGCCTCGATCTGAAAACGGCCGACGCCTACGCATAACATAAGCTCGATCCATTGAGTTCGAGCGTCAGTGAATATACGGTGCGGGGGTAGCAGGTAATCAGGGTAGATTCTCTGGGTGCCAAACGACTCGCGAACTACGTCGCCAAGCTTTACCTTGTTGCCTTTGGCGCTGCCGTTTGACAGGGAGTCGCCCTGCCCTGGAGAGTTTGGCGTACCGGGGAGAGAAGGCATCAGCATGCCCATAATCGCCTTAGCTCCCGCGAAAATCGCGACAGCCATAGAGAATGGGTCGGTGCCCTTTGGCTCGATGAAAATCTTTACGTCATCGCGCGGCCTGAAAGCGAAGTCATGCCATTCGCCCTGTTCTATAATTTCGTCATTGACGGTTACAGATATCGGCAGGTAATCTCCTGGCTTGTATCCCTCCTTGCGGATAGAATCAAGCCATGCTCCTACAGTTGTCCTGCGATTGGTTGCGTGCTTCTCGAAGGGCTCGCCGTCAAGCTTGTTCGGGTAGATGCTTATCACAGTAAAAAATCACCTTGTAATATTGCTGCAAGAATCTTCGTAAAGGCATCCATCGAGCGCCTGAAGCGGGATTTGTCTCTATGACCGCGAGTTTACCATGTACCTCGATTACTACTCCGACGTGTACGAATGCGCGCCCCTTGAACACGGCGGCGAGAGCCCCGGGTTGCGGATCTCCCTCGACCATCTGCGACGTGACCTCTCGATAGCCCTTTTCTCGGCCTACCGGAGTGAGTCGAGTATAGGTTGCTACTGACGGTAGGACCGGCAAGCCCATGTCCTCGCGCACGCAAAGTGCGAGCCCCCAGCAATCGAGAGCGCCGCGTGTGCGCCCTCCGTCCAGATATGGCGTTAAGAGGTAACCGTCAATGTCGATCATGCGATGTATTTGATCCCAGGTGCCCATCCGGCAGTATATCGAAAGCGCGGCCACGCCGAGTTAATGAGGTCGTAATACCCACCGATTGTGCGCACGGTAGCCCCCTCCATGGAGGCGCTGAGCGCGGTCATTCGCATGGGTGGCTCGGCAGGGTGCGACGTATCGGACTCAAGGAAGGTCCGGTAGATCATCATGATCCGCGCGCCGGTTTCCTTGGCTAGATCTATCTTTGCCTGCGCCTCCCCGGTTACGTTGTCGATGGCTACCCCGAGCGACTGGCCTCCGTCGTTGTTCTTTTTCGGCAGCGATACGTCAAGGCCCGCCGCCAGGAACGTGATGGGTCGCCCGTTCTCGTCAATCGCTTGCAGGTTGGCAAATCCCGCGCAGATGAAAATAGGCTCGCTCCAGGCCGTACAAGTCAGCTCAAGCGTCGGAATGATGCAGTCGCCCCCGCCGCTTGCTCGGAAAATATCTAGGATAGTGCTCAAGTCCCCGCCCTTCTCGTGTTAGTAATCTGGTTGGTCATTTGGGCTATTTTACCCCCGTTTGCCATGTTGCCGACCACGATGTCAATTACGCGGTTATCGTCAACTTGAGACTCTGACGAGGACACTTGCGCGCCGGAATAGTTGTGGATGTTCACGACCGTTCCGCCACCGCCACCGCCACCGCCTGCCGTTGCGTCGGCGTTACTTACGACTTCTCCGCGCTTGTTGGGCATCATGTATTGCTTTCCGTCAGCCGCGTTGAAAATCTCAGGCTTGCCGGTTTCGTTTACCTGATACATTTTCGAACCGTCAACGCCGCCGCCGTACTGGCGACCGCCGCCGAACGACTTAGCAAGCATCATGGTCCCGAGCAACGCCGCGCCGCCGATGACAGCCGCGCCGCCGAACGAGGCGATAGACGATAGGCCAGCCGCTGGAGCCATGGATGTAGCTACCGCCGTGCCGGTAGTGGCGGCGGTCGCGGTTGTGGTCGCGGCGATAGCGCCAGTCGCGCCAGCTTGCGCCGTGGTTACCGCCGCGATGCCGCCGATCTGCGCGGCCTCGGTCGCCTTGGTCGCCATGGTCATCATGATTTGTTGCTTAACCCAGTTGGCCCCCATCTGGACAAATGCGCCGACAACGGTATTTAGGACGGTGTTAGCGATCCCTCCGAGGGCGTCCTTGAGGTTGGATGTTCCCGACAGGATCCCGCTAAGCGATTGCGTCGCACCAGCCGCCAGGGCGTTGACGCCGTCGATCAGCATCGCGTTACCCATCGACGCCGCTTTAAAATTCTCCTCTTGCAAGATGCGCATTTGCGCCTCATGCGCTGTAGTCGCTTGCGCCTTCAGCTCAAGATATCGCTCGTCGCTAAGAAGCTTTGCGTCGTTCAGCTCCTGAAGCTTTTTAAGCTCATCAGTGAAGCCCTGCCCTTCGGCGGCGATAGGGTCGACGCTGGCGAGCTTCTGCTTGTCCTCCTCGACTTGCTGGACCTTGTACATGGCCTTAGCCAGCGCGTCCATGGTCGCCACGTCTTCAGGTGTCGCGAACTTGTTGAGCTTCGCCTGAGCCTGTGCTCGCGCCAGGTCTTCGCCCTTCATTGCGGCTTGACCGATGCTTACTGCGTAGTCGGTGATAGCCTTCGCGTTGTCCTCGGTGTGGCGCTTCTCCTCGGTTAGATCCTTTTTACGCTGCGCCGCGTCCTTGGTGTCGCCCTTCTTGGCTTCCTTCTTGGCGGTTTCGAGGCGGTAGGTCTCCACGGCCAGGTCGCCGACTTGTTTCTTCTCCTCGGCAGTAGCGGCGGCAGATAGCTTTTGCTCGGCTGCCAGGCGCGCGCGCGCCTCTCCTGCCAGTTTGGCTAGGGCGTTTTGCTCCTTGAGGTTGTCTATAACCGTTTGGTCGGCGGCGGCCGTCTTGTGAACCGGTTTTACAGACCCGGCGTTCCCTTTGTTGATCTGGTCCTTTGCAAGCTGATCTTGCTGCGTTTTGATGGCCGCTTGCAGCTCGCGACGGGAGTTAATTTGCTGGTCGATGCTGTCCTTCTCGGCCTGCAATTCCGTCTTACGTTTTGCAAAGTCGGTGTCGGACTCGAAAACGCTTTTCGTCGCGGTGCGAAGCTCGGACATCGACGCGGAGAGCTTCGTGTTTAGCTTGGTGATGTCGTCGCCAGCATCGTTAGAAGCTTTGGCGAGCTGGTTAAACGTCAGCTTGTCGAGCGAGCTATTGAGGGCATCGACGTCGACCTTCGTTTGAGTGGACGCCTTCGAGAACTCATAAAGTGCATAGGCTGCCAGGAGGATGACGCCGGTAGGGCCGCCCAGGAACGCCATAGCGCTACTAAGCGCCTTCATGCCGACTGACGCCACGGTTGCCGCGCCAGCCTGCGCAGACAGCGCGGCGGACAGGTTAACGGCCGCGAGAGTGGTCCGCTCCTCGGCAATTGCTGAGGCATTCAGGAGGGCGGCGTGGGTTTGTAGGCCTGTAGCTGATTTCGCGGCAGCGGCGGCCGTGCTGCTGATTGCGACAGCGGCGTCAAATTCGGCACGAGCCAGGATCAGTGCGGAGTTTGCGGCGGCAGCTTGAGGGCCGACCATCGCGAGCGTGTTCTTGATCGCCGTTACTTGCGCGATGGCGACCCCGCCCAGCGAGGTCAGCACTCGACCAGCCATGATCGCAGCGAACGAGGATGCGGCGGATCCGATCATGTCGATAGCGTCCGACACGGACTGCGCGTCGGCGCCGAAGGCTCCGATCTTGTTTGCTACGAGGTCGATAGCGGTCGCCAGAGTCGTCGAGAACCCGGCCTCTTTGTCCAGCTTCGACAGCGCCGAACCGAACTGGTTTGTAATGGCGTTGGCTGCCTGAGCCACGGTGCGTGGCATCTTGTCGAAGTCGGTGTTAACCGCATCTACGCGCTTGAGCAGCGCCTCAAAGACAGCCTCGGTCGTCAGCTTGCTATCGAGCATTTGCTTGCGCAGGTCGGCAAACGGAATGCCCAGGCCTTTTGCCAATTGGCGCGCGATTTCCGGGGTGTTCTCCAGTACCGAGTTAAACTCCTCGCCGCGCACGATGCCGCCCGAGAACGACTGCCCCAACTGGCGGAGGCCGTTCTTCATTTCTTCAGCGCTGGCGCCTCCGAGCGTACCCATTTTCATAAGGGTGTCAGTCAGAGTCAGGATGTCGGTATTGCTCTTGCCCATCTCCTTTAGGGATCCGGTCAAGGCTTCCCAGGTCTTTACGGCGGTCCCCATGTCCGAGCCGGTCTTGCTGGAGATCGCGAGCAGGCGCTCATAGTTGGCCGCGCCATCGCGCACGCCGCCCGAGAATCGGTCGATCCGGGCGCGCAGGAGGGTGAACTCCTCCGACATCTTTTGCAGGCCCTTCAGGGCGTCGATAGTGGCAAGCGCTGCCAGGGCGGCAGCGATCTTGGTCAATCCCCCAGCAAACGACTGACCCGAGCTGTCGGCCTTCTTGAATTCGTCGTCAAGCTGACCCAGGCCCTTGTTTACCTGGCCCATCCCCGAAACGAATTTGCCCGTGTTGACGTCTACGTTGTAGACGATGTTCCCGACGTTCATATTGCTCATTGCTTCGGTTTCCGTTGCTCGTTAACTTTGGCCAGCCATGCCATGGTCTCGTCATGTTCTTCGCTATGACGCTCTTGTTTGTTCTCGCCATACTTGGCTTCCCAGTTCGCGGCGAAACTGGTCATTGTCATATTCCAGGCCTCGGACTCGCTAAACCCGAGATGGGCGACCGCTTTAGATACGAACGACAGCGCGTCAAACTTTGCCGTGTACTTCGACTTTGCAGGCTGGACAGGGTCGCCATTCTGCTTTTTAGGCATAGGCCCGATTAGCCCGTGCTGCATTAGCGAGCGAGCGAGCACGAGCATGACCTCCGGCGAGACAGGCCCCATTCGGTACGAGGCGTAGCGCTCCCCAGGCTCGCCAATGAATGGCGCGAGATCCTGCTCGCTACAGGCCGTCAGAATCTCCCAGGACAGGTACAGCATCGCGCGCCAGTGGTCGCGTAGGCGCTGCTTGTTGACCGACGCCCCCGCCAGTTTTACGCCGTACGAGTCGGAGTCATCAAAGGTCATGAATGACGGCGAGGAGTGCAGCGCCGAGAACTTCTCTACGATCTCCTCCGGGGTTCCGAGGGACGACATGGCATAGAGTGACGGACGCAGCAATACCGAGCGACCGTCGGGAAGCTCAAGGCCTTGCTCGCCTATTTGGGTGATGACTCGCATGTTTAGAATGCCGGATATGTGTCAATGGGCAATTCTACCACGCATAGAAAAGGGGGCTCGAAAGCCCCCTTGCCGTCAAATTTCTTGACGGTTATTCAGTTACCCAGGCGTCGACGCCTACGCCACCGGTTACCGCGACAGTGCCGGACAGATACCGGGCAATCTGGCGTAACTGGACAGCCACGAGGCCGCTAGCCGGAACGACGACGGCAAGCCCTGCCGAAAGGTCGATGGTCTTGCCGATGCCGCCTGGCGCGAAGTTGGTTGCGCCGTCGCCGTCGATGGTAACCGTAACCGGCGAGGCGGTTGTGTTGCGCAAAAACAGAGTCTGGAGTTTCGACGGGCTATACGACAGGGTGTCGGCAGCGCTCAAAGTGGTTTTAACGATAGTGACCGGCGCCACTACGTTAAGCGAGTTGCTTGCAATCAATGCCATCTGCGGTGTTCCTTCTATGTAAAAAGCTGGCGAGCCTTGGTAGGTGACGGCCGCCGCCTGATAAGTGACGGCCGCCACCTTTATACGGCCGGAGTGTCGACGATGATGATTCCGAAATCGGAGTCGGTGGCGGTCGCTTCAAAGTTGAAGGTCGCCAGCTCGTCGTGCGGCATGGTGCGCCCGATGCTCGTGATGATGCAGTAAGCGTAAAGGGTGATGTCAGGCATGGTGATACGGATCCATGCCACCGGCTGCCCCGAGGTGCCTTGCGGGTCATTGACATGCTTGAAGAACGCGGTCTGATTGGACTGCGTGCCGTCGGCTTTCTTGCAAGTGCCATCGCCCGAGCAGGAGAACGTTTTGTACGTCACCAGTGCGGAGCGGGTGGCGCCCTTGTTGTCGTCGGCGGTTGCGTCGACGGTGTCCCATTCGAGGGTGAACTCTTTCGAGCGCAGCGCACCAATAGGCAGAAAGTTCGCGGTCTGCGGGTCAACATCCCCGCATACGAGCGCGTACTCTAGGCCGACGTCCCGGCCTACATATTTATCCAGTTCACAGCCTGCCATTATTGGCGCTCCTAACTTGTGAATTCAACGGTGAATTTAAAGGCCAATCGCTTTTGCTCTGTCGCCTTTGGGCCGATTATACCTGTTATGGGAATTACGTTTGCGAAACAGCTTGACGACTTGTGGTCGCTTATGTACTGCATGAACCCGAGCGCGGTTTCCATGGCTGCTTTCTTGCCGCCGATCATGTCCGCCTGATCGCGCTTAGAGACGTACCAGAAGTCTACGAAGTTGGTTTGAGAGATGACGCCAGGGCGGAGGGCGCCCTCAAGGTTGATCGACAGGAACTCTACCGCGCCCTCGTCTTGCCCGTCCTCCCACTCGCCCATGCACGGAACTACGGTCCCGAGAGCGGGAGTGATGTAGTCGGTTACCATCTCGAAAAGGTTCAAATCTGGAAGCTCGCTTTAACTTGCTCGTCAATTTCGCGCAGGTTTTGCTCAAAGCCTTTTTGGAGAAAAAGCTTCTCGGCGCCAACGCGGCGGAATACCTGATAGTTTGCAGGGTCATGAACAGCGGCGGCGTAATTGGCCGTATAGCCGATAAGGCCCGCGTAACCGCCCATCTTTTTGTTGACCTTGCGGAACTGGCTGTTAATCAGAAAAGACGTGTCGATAGGCGTCAGATTGGCCGCGTAACCGGCGCCGATAATCAGTGCCACGGTAACGGCTCGCTGCGCCTTGCGGTCGGTCACGTCAGCAATAAAGCTGGTCGTTATGCGCCTGGCGCTTGAAAGGCCCGTTACCGGCATTAGACGGAACTCCTGAAATCCGGGATGTCCGGCTTGCCGCCAGCCTTGAACATAGACATGTCCCAGTCGCGGTGCGCCTTGATCTCCTCGGCCAGTCCGATAGGGTTCGCGTCGAAGTATTCGCCCTTCGCGATCCGGTCCCCGTGCTTCACGCGGGCGTCCTCGTGGAAATACGAGCAGGCGCTAACGAACTCCTTGCCGCCGTTGTCCTTCATGACCTTTGTGTCGGCAATCCAAGTGCAGGCGATCTGATAAGGCTCGCCCCAGGCGTTACCGCCGTTCAAGTGGTCCTTAGCGCCTACCGGCCAAACCGTGGCGACGTTGGTATAGGACCAGCGCGAGACCTTACTCACAACCGCACGCACCTGGAGAGATAAACAGCGCGCAGTTACCGCCAGCCGGATTCGGCGGGATAATGCCAGCTGTACAGCCTTTCGGGTCCATGGTGTTGATTAGGCCCGTGTACGACTTGTAGCGCTCGCTGATGTCGCTCAGTTGGAACGACTGAGCCGCGCCAGACGGCGCGGTCTGGCTCCTGATACGGGCGTCTGCCGACATGACCGATAGTAGCGCCACGAGATAGGCGCTCAGAAGAATGATGTCCTCGTCAGAGTAGGCCGGGTCGGTCATAAAGCAGGCGTCAAGCTTGTTGACCTTCGCAACGATGGCGCGAAGGATCATGTCCGGCAGCTCGATATTCTGGCCGGATAGGTATTCCTGCGCATCCTCGAAGGTTATGGCCACGTCTTTGTCAATCCGATTGATAAAAAAACATTGTACCAAATAAAAAGCCCCGTCAAATGCGGGGCTTTTTATCAGCTATTTTCGCCAGGGCCTGGACCGTTGGCGGGCTTGACGACCTTCTCAGGAGGGAAGCGTTTAGCGTCCTCCTTCAGGCCCTCGGCGTGCAACTTGTCGAGTTGTGCCTTGGTCAGCTTCTTGTCGCCCTTGTCGTCCTCGACTTCAGCCTTGGCGGATTTCCCGCCGATCTGCTTGACGTGCTGGATCATGACAGGGTGCAGGTTGTCGGTCTCGAACTCCATACCGACAGGGAAATCAGGTCCGGCAGAGAGCATCACTTCATATTTTGGCATTACGTTTATCTCCAGGTTGCATTTTTGCGTAGGTTGTCTTTTGCCCATTCCGGGCGGAGATTGCAAAGGGAGTTTATCACGGCGGTATCCGTCACGCCCTGGCGGATAAATGCTATCACGGGCTTTATATGATCTATATGCCATTCGCCGTGATTTTCCCACGACATCCCCGGCTTAAAATTCAGCTCTATCCGCTGCTTGAATTGCTCATGGGTATATCGAACGTGGTCTCGTCCGCGCCCATTTGGCCTCCTGCCAACCCTGGCGATAAGACTCGATATCACGCCGCGAGACGCAGCTATCCATGGCCTTGTGCTTCTAAGCCTTGCAGAGCTGGCGCGCCTTGATGCTTTTCCTGCATCGGACCGCCTCCACCTCTTATGCGTCGCCGCTACAGACTCCGGGTTCCTTTTCGCCCATTCGTTTTTTGTTGCTCTCACCTTGTCAGGGTTTAAGGCTCTGTAGTCTCTCTTTTTTTTAGCTAGCTCTGGAAGCGACGCGGCGTCGCGAGCCTGTCGTAGCGCCTTTCCCCCGCCCGCGTGATGGTAGTTTCGTGCCAGCTCCTTTTTTACCTCCTTGTCCGACGAATAGCGCTGCGACACACACTCCGCGCACTGCCTTGTCGATAGGTATCTTTTTGATATGTGTCCGTACTTGCAAGCCTTGCCGGTTTCGTAAAACATCGTCCGTCTTCTATGTTTTTGGTTTAAACAAAAGGGCCTTTCGGCCCTTTTGTCTTTGCGATCACTATCAGGTCAAGTTCGCGGCGTAAAAAACACTCCCCCTTCCGTTGGCGTCGGCCTTGATCTGGAGGCCCAAGGCGGACCAGATTTCAAAGTTGTAGTTGTCGCGCGGTTGCAGGCGAGCAATCGGAGTGGTCGACACTGCCTGGCCTACCAGCGGGCTGATAGCGTCCTTGTCGCGCATGTAACCGAGAAACTGGTTACCCGTCAGCTTGTAGGTCTGCTTGAACTCGCCAACGCGGCCGAATTCCAGGATCGCCGAAAGCAGAGTGCCCGACTTGAAGCCGTCGGCCGCACTGAATGGCACGGTCATGCGGCGCATGATTTCCGGGGATACCCACACGACAGACAGCTTGCCGTTGACGTAGTTTGCGTCGAGTTGCAGCGCAAACGTCTGGTTCCAGAAGTTGAGGATAACGTCGTTGCTGGTCGCGGATGCGGTCAGGTCGATGTTAGTTCCGCCAGCTCCTGCGGTTGTCAGGTTGATTTTCTTGGTGTTCCGGTGGTTACGGATACCCTGGCCAGCGAAGCCGGACACCTTGATTTTTGCATCGCCGTCGAGCAGGTAATCAGCCATGCGGGACAGAACGACTTTCATCTTGGCTGCTTGGGCGTCGCCCAGTGCGTCGATGTTTTCGCTTTGCTGGCCCTTCCATTTACGCCAGTTGATCCCAAAACCAGCCTGGAAGATTGGAACCGGGTCGCCTTCGCTTTCGGTGTCAACGCCGTCGAAGCCCACAGGCGTTTGGCCGTCCATGGTTACTTTGACTTCGTCGCTGATATCGCCCTGACGACCGTAGGTCTTTACGGTCTTGCCGATGTCCAGCGGGGTCGCCAGGGTCATCAGGTCGGTCATCAGCTCACGACCCATGTCGTTGTTGCGGACCTCGATAGCGCGGCGGTCGATCTCTGCCCAAAACTTGATACCGAACTGGTCAGCGGCGTTACGCTGGAGATCCGAGGCGTCAAGATGCTCGCCGTACTGGTTCACAATCAAGGTCTGATTGTGACGTGCGATGCGACGCTCGCCCATGGTTCGCTCGAACTGAGCGGCATGGTTCGCGTTAGCCGCGATTCCTTCCTTTGTAAAAACGATCATTTGGTGCCCCTTAGGCGATGCGAACGAGCGCGAGTGCAGCCGAACCGGCCGGAATGGTGTAGACCTCTTGGCTGTACGCGACAATCACGTTGCCAGCGGCTACGACGTACGGAATCAAAGTCCCGTTGGTTGCGTGCAGCATCAGCGGGCTGTCTTTCTTCAGCACGGTGGTTGCTGCGACCAGGGCGGCAAATTGACGGCCTTGCTCGACGTAGTCGGCGACAGCGGTAGAGCCAGCAACAACCGGAGTGTCGATGGTCTCGCCGATAATGTCGTCACGACCGACGATGTACAGCGGCGGCAAGATCATGTTAGCGGCGAGCGCTTGCGTGAAATTGTCGTCAGCAGGGTTGATAAACACGAACGACCCAGGCAGCAGCGCGGTTTTAGCGAGGCGGGTTTCGGTGTTCGACAGGCCGTCGATATTGATACGGCGCGGGCGTTTTCCAACGATAGCCATTGATTAGGCCCCTTTGTAGGTGGACAGGTCGTCAGACTTGTCAGCGTTGTTTTCGAGGTTGCCCGCACCGATAGCGGCGGCGGTCTGGTATTGAGCGGCCAGCTCTGCCAGGGGCTTGCCCGACAACGCGTTGACCACGAGGGTCATGGTCGGAACCTTGGCCAGAATGACGGCGCGGTTTTCGTCGTCGACGGCTTTGGCGTTGGTTTCCAGGGCGTCGCGTGCGGTCGCCAGTTGCGCTTTAACATCGCCCAGCTCTTGAGCCAGCGGCGCCAAAGCGACTTTAAGGGCGTTGGCGACAATCTCGCCGACTTTGTTCTCGTCCATTTCTGGCTCCAAGGGTTTGGGTTTAATGTCTGCTACAGGAGGCGATTGTACCGCATTTTTAATTAGCGCAACTTGAGTGACCACGGAGGCGCCTTTTGCGACGAATTCGGTCTTAGTTACAACCGGAGTCGGCTCGCCGATAAGGACTACGGCGTCTTCGTTGTACATATAGCCGACCATGGCCAGGCCCTTAGGCGTGTTGTAAATCACGTTGACGTCGTCGAAGTCCTCGACGTAGCAGTAACAGTCAGGGGAGCCGTAAACCTCGCGGACTGCTGCGCTGATCGCGTCGCGCTTCTGGCCATAGGAGTCTTCGAGCAGATCATTGACGACCAGCTCGGGGCAGATGGCGTTAACGATCAGCTCCGCGCTGTTTACCATCATGCCGACGCCCTCGTCAGGAGTTGCGGCCCCAGGCTCGTCAAAGAGGATTGCGTCGTGGTCGAAACGCATGTCGCGGGCGATCCACTGGTAGCCAGCCTGATTGACCGCCATCTCGCGCTTAGTGATAAGCCCGGTCGACGTGTGGATAGGGGAGCCCGCCTCGATAGCGGACAGGAGTTGCTGCCCGAGCGGGGACTCCTTGGCGCGTTCTACGTCGATCCACTTCTCGACGTAGACCCGATTACCCTGGCGCTCAACGTTCTTATTCCACACGCCGACATGGTGCGCGTTGATCGCCTCGGGAGTGTTAGCGAGCACAGCCTTGCCGTTTAGTGTCGGATGACCTACCGGGGCGAGGGTTCCCTCAAGGCTCTTGAAGCCCTTGGCGATCTCCTCGGCGAGATAGATGCCGCCATTCATTACGACGTTATCCGGCAGGGTGTAGGACGGTACGACGATATGCTCGCGGTTGTTGTGGGTGATGTAGCGAATATCCGCGTTACGGACTTTCGTTTTTACGTTGACGCGGATTTCTTCGGCCACGGGTAGGACTCTCCAGTTAGTGTTAACCGGGTAAATTCTATCACGCACAAAAAAGCCCGCGCGCGGCGGGCTTTTTCAACGGTGCAGGCTTATGGTTTAGCTTGGGCTGTCTTCGTAGTGTTTTCGCGAGTAGCCGCCAGTGGTCGCCCGTCGGCCGTAGGTGTCGAAGTAACTGGAGATCGCACCGTTAACGACATAGATAGCCACGGACACCAGTACAAGCAATGCCGCGCAGATGGGCAGGCCGAGCGCCAGGAACAATACCGCCGAGACCGCACCTCGGATCGCGTGATAATGGGTCTCGAAGGAGGTCATTCGCAGGTGTTCCAGCTCTTTTGCGATTAACCACTTGTGCTGCTTTTCGCCGAAGTCTTCGCCGCGCCAGGTTTTTGCGGCGTACAGCGTGAAGGCGACTGCAATCACTGACGCGATAGCGATAGTCGCATAGACGCTCACGGCGCCCTTGGCCACGAACAGGGCCTCGGTCCATCCGGTCAGCAGAATGGCGGCAGGCAACGCCACCAGTAAGGCTGCGAACAGCCATTTAATCGCGGTCTTCATAGGTTTGAATCTCCAGCTATGGGGGTTATTTGGAAGCGCCAAGGATGCACGGCGGCGCCCGGTCGGTCAAGTTTATTTTCGCTGTACAATGACCACTTTAACAGAGGAGCCCGCGACCATGGGTCAAATCACACTGCCGGACGAAGGTACAGACCTTTATCTTGCGCTGAATGCCGCGCTAGGCGATCAGAAGATGTTGCAGGCCCGCCAGCGGTTCGCGTGCGCTCAAGGCTTGCTTGGGGCTGATACGAAACGCCCGACCGCGTGGCGTAGCTTCGGATGGGCTGAATCACTGTCCTTCCAAGACTATTATCGTATGTGGGAGCGTGGCGGCCTTGCGCATGGCGCCGTAAGCCGCGTCATCTCCAAGAGCTGGCAGGATGACCCGGAGGTTATCGAGGGCGAGCCAGAAGAAACGAAGCGCCCGCCGACCCAGTGGGAGAAGGAATTTAAAGCCTTCGCCAAGGCATCCAAGCTTTGGGAGTGCATGCGCGAGGCCGACCTTCGTCGCGTTGTGGGCAAGTATTCCGCCCTTATCCTGCAAATCGCCGACGGTAAGACGTGGAATCAACCCGTGCGCGGCCGAGCCGCTCGCCGACTGGTCAAGATCATTCCGGCGTGGGAGGGGCAGTGCTACCCGTCGAGCTGGGGGACTGACGAGACCAATAGCGAGACATACGGCCTGCCGACCATGTACACGTTCCGCGAGAGCGCGGTAGGCAATGACGTCGACAGGGCCTCGGCTGGTTACTCGGGTCGTAACCTGGAGATCCACCCGGACCGGGTTATCGTCCTCGGCGACATCATTAACGGCGTTCCGATGTTGCGGGCGGGTTATAACGACTTCGTCAACATCGAAAAGATTCTTGGCGGCTCGGGCGAGTCGTTCCTCAAGAATGCCGCGCGCCAGCTCGCAGTCAACTTTGACCAGAAGGTCAACCTCGCGGACATCGCGACCGCGCACGGCGTCGCACAAAAAGACCTCCGCCAGATTTTCGATCAGGTAACCGAGGGCCTCAACCGAGGCATCGACCAGACGATTATCACGCAAGGCGCGACTGTCAATCCGCTTGTCGCGAACGTGCCGAACCCGCAGGAGCACTTTAACGTATCGCTCCAGTCTGCCGCCGCATCCTTCATGCTGCCGATTATGATTTGGATTGGTAGTCAGACGGGCGAGCGTTCGTCGCAGGAGGACCAGAAGGACTGGAATAAGACGTGCCAGGGGCGGCGCCTGCACTTGCTCGCTAGTGATATCGAGACGGTTATCGCGCATCTGACGCGTATCGGGCTGATCCGGGCTATCGCGGAGTCATCCGTGGTCTGGTCCGACTTGAATGAGGCCACTCAAGGCGAGAAGCTGGACAACGCCGCCAAGATGGCAGACATCAACCAGAAGTCGGCAGGGACTGGGGAATACCCGTACAGCTCGCAGGAGATCCGCGACATGTCCGGCCATATCAACGGCGAGCCTGTCGAGGCGTTGCCAGAGGGCGACGACAACGGCGACGAACTCCCGCCACCCGATAAACCGACGAAATAAACAAAGGGCCGAAAGGCCCTTTTTCATGGCTTCTTGAAAAGCCGCCAGATTGCCCGCCGACCCGCCCAACCCACAACCGCCCCGAGCACGGAGATGACGAATGACGCAGCCATGGCGGCGTGCCAGGGGAGAATGGGCGTCATTGCCTGGACTGCCAGGGCGAAGGCGCAGAAAGCCATATAGAGGGCTGACGTTGCGTCGGCGATAAGGTTAAGCATGGTGGCGACTCCTTGTGCGTGGGTTATGATACGGCCTGACCTTCTTTCGAGCTTAACCTATGCCACTCCCATTGCTGCCTCGCAACATGAATGACCCGACCGGGCAAGATCGACGAGAGCGCGGCGCTATCAACGAATTCACGGCGAAGATGAATCGCATCGGCCGCGAAGTCAAGAAAATTCTCGACGCCATTCCGGTTACGGTTGTTACGTTGAACGCGGCCGGTGACGAGCTGAAGCGTTATAACTTTAACGTTGATACGATTCAAATGGAGCTGATTAGTTCCGACATCTCGAAGCTGATCGACGATATCCTTCTCGAAGGCGGTCAGCGCGACCTATGGTTTTTGACGCAATACGTCCAGCCTGCCTATCAGCAAGGAACGGGCATGGCCCATACGAACCTGTCGATTCAGTCGCAGTCGTACGCGGTCGCTCGCCCAACCCTGGAGACCGTCCTTCTTTCTCCGGAGTACCGCCGCCGTATCGGTTACGTTCGCGCGCGCCAGTGGGAGGAGATGAAAGGCCTTGCCGAGACCACTAAAACCGGTATGACGCGGATCTTGTTCTCGGGCATGGCGCAGGGCCTCAACCCGAACGTCATCGCCTCGCAGCTCGCGAAAGAAACTGACATGGACATTGTCCGCGCTCGGAGGATCGCCAGGACCGAGATTAATACCGCCCTTCGGCAGTCCCGCCTGGACGAAGCGGAAGACGCGCAAATCTCGCTCGGCATCCTGACAAAGATGATGCAGATTAGCGCCCTGAGCGCGACCACGCGGGCGTCACACGCGGCACGACACGCAAGGCTGTACACGATTGCCGAGGTCCGCATCTGGATGTCGACCAGTCCGAACATGATTAACTGCAAGTGCTCGTTTATCGAGGTACTGGTCAACGCCAAGGGCGAGCCGCTGACGCCCGGTATCGTCGCCAAGGCGGAGGCGCAACGGTAATAAAAAAGGCGCCGTAATGGCGCCTTTGCTTTAACCCTCTCCTACTCCGATCATGCGGCGGCCTCCTCATAATTAAAATGCAGCAGATGCCCAGGCGAGTACAGCGTATAGCGGTTGATTGAGATCATCCGGCCGCCCTCGTCACGGATCAAATAATGATGGTCCGTCTCGCGCTTGACCTCGTAGCGTCCGCCCTTCTTGAATTGCCCGTCAAGCGCATCGCCTTTCGCCACGAGCTTTAGGGTGCGCCAGGACAGCGTCATTACGGCCGCGCCATGGAGAATGGATTGGAAAGCCAGGGGCGGCAGCTCGGCAAGGAAGGCGTCCAGCTCGGCGCGCTTCATAAAGGTTTTCTTGAGAATCGTCATTGCGGTCGGTGTCTCCATAATTGAGCGTCGATCATGCCATGAGCGGCGACGACAAACAATTTATAGTTTCAGCTAAAAAAGTGGTTGACGGCTGTCTAGTGATTTGACAGAATCGGTCCATCGAAACGAACAACGGAGCAAGACGAGATGACCGACAAAACACAAGACCGCCCACTCCTGCCGCGCGAAAAGGTTTCTGAGATGATGGCGGACGAGGCATTCGCTCTTAGCGTCAAAACCCGCGACACTCAGAACATGCAAATGGTTCTCCGGGCCTACGGCTACCAGTTCACCACGGAGGCGGCAGAGTACGCGATCTGGTTCGGCGAACAGGTTTAACTATCCCGCCAACCAAAGCCCCTTAACCGGGGCTTTTTTACGCCTAGACCAAAATACCCATAACCTGCGGGGCGACCGGGGCGAAACACATAACCAGGGCATCGGCAAGGTTGGGCGACGGGATCTGCCGCTTCGCCATGTCCTTCTTGCTCTCGACCTTCACCTTGCCGGTGTCGCCGTAGTCGACCCGTGGGCGCGACAGCTCGGCCATCAGCTTATCAAGGTGCGGCAGGTCAGACGACAGGCTAATCAGCTCTGACGGGTCGTATACGGCGCCATCGTGGATTGCCCGGTGCGTCTTGTAGAACCGGTCGCGTAAGTTCCACCATGCCTGCGCCTTGATGTTGTGGAACATATCGCCGTTAGTCTTGCCGACCATGTAGTTATGATCCGGATGGACTACTCCGCCGCCAGCGTTGAACCCGTAGATGGCGAACCCTTCGACGTACCCGTTTTCCTCCTCGGCCACGCGCAAGCGGTTAAGCGTCGCCTTCACGCCAGCGCCTACGCCGATGCTGTCATAAACCAGCATGTCCGCGCCGTTCTCGGTGGCGTAGTGGTAGGCCTTGGTCGCGGTAAAATCGGTATCGCCCTTTTTCCACTCGTCCATGTCCAGCACGACGGAGCCGTGTGTAAAGCAGAGCGCGCTGGTGTCCTTGCCTTCGTCCGCGACGTCCTGGCCAACCTTGCGAGCGCCCTCCGGCTCGAACTCCAGGGCGATATGGGCGTCAACGGCCGACTGTATCCATGACGGCTTGATGATGGCTTGCTCGCTGTCCGCGTTCGGCATGCCCAGCCAGATATGGTTATAAAGCTCCTCGTCTTCTTCTTTCATCGCCTCCATTTGCATGCGGGACGTTTCGGTAAAGAACGGGTTGTCGGTGTAGTTGATTTGCTTGGTGATGGCGTAGCGCTTGACCCGCGTCTCATCCGTATACGCCTTGCACGCCCCTGGCCCATACCGCATATGGGTAGCGTCCAAGACGTTTTTCGGGTTATAGCAGACCATCAGCTCGGCGCCGTCTTTACGCAGCGTCGGCACAAGGACGTTCCACGAGGCCTCCGAGATATTCTCGGCCTCCTCGCAAAATGCTATGTCGATCCAGTCCATGCCCTTGACGCTGGTAACGTTCCGGTACAGGCCCGCGAAAACCATCTTGGACCCGGTCGCCATATGACTGATTTCTTTGTCAGTAATATAGAACTGATCGCGAAGACCGATGTCCTCGATGATGGTCTCGATGGTCTGTTTGATCGAATCCGCAATAGACTTTTGGATCTCGCGAAAGCATCCGACGTGCGTCCGGCTCGCCTGCATCCTTGCCAGGATGATGCGAATAAAGGATTGAGTCTTTGCCGAGCCACGGCCGCCCCTGGCGACCTTAATCATTGCCGGGTAAAGGAAGTCGCCGAAAATTTCCGGCATCAGGATTTGCGGAACCTTATCGACGTCCATGACCTGCCGCCCGACCATCTGGACGATGCGTGACGGGTTTAGGTGGCGGTCGACAAGGCCAATGACCATAGACTCAACGGTCCCGGTCTTGGCCTTTACGCGGCGTTCCAGCTCGTCGAGATATTTGCCGGTTAGCTTTTTAGGCTTCGCCATTGAGCGCTTGCTCGATGCGCGCCAGTCGCTCCGCCATCTCTGTGACTTCGAAAACCTTGATGCCAGCGACGATCATAGAGACCATCGTGTTACCCATGTCGACCGGCAGGATACCGGCCGCAACGGCGCTCTGTACGTCTTCGATCTTTTCGGCGGGCGATCCGCCTTCGCGGAAAGGGAACTCGATAGCGGGTAGCGTGCTCTTGTCCGACGGCGCCAGGCGGCTAAATAGCTCTTTGAGGAGCTGGCCGGAGTCCTTGTCGTGAAGGTTGAGCGCTCGACGAACCATGACGTCATAAAACGCGGCCTCCGCATCTACGCCGTCAAGGGCTTCAGGCAGTGCGCGGCGGATCGCGTCAAGGATAAGGGTCCGCTTCTCCGGTCCGCGCTTCCCGCGCAGGTGGCCGTTAGGCTGGTTATCCTTGCTGAATGCGTGCTTAGCCATCCTTGCCGATCTCCTTTTTGTAAATGTACTTGTCAACGCCGAAGTCGACGACAGCCCGGACCTTGTCTACGCCCATGATGATAACGGCGCCATTGGCCCCCCACACTGCCCAGGACGGCAATCCGGCAAGGTGGCACATATAACCGACCGCCGAGGCCAGCAAGGCCCCTGTAGCGACCTCGATTGACTTCTTGGTGAAGCTGCGCCCGTCTTGTTGTCTTGCCGCCATCAATGCCCCCAGTGCGAGGCTAAACGCCGCCGCCTTAACTGGCTCGGACAAGCCGGACCAAATGGCAATCCACGTCTCCGGGTTTTTGTCTAAGCTCATGGTGAATCTCGGTTAGGTTCGTATGGCCGAATAATACCACGCATAAAAAAACCCGCTGGTTTAGGGCGGGTTAAGGGTGCTGCCGGAGATAGTGCCCTCGTAGCGGATTCCTTTACCGAGGCAGCCGGAATAGGCGAGGGGCTTTGTTGTGGCGGTTAGCGAAGGATTCGAACCTTCGGGGCTTTTAAACCCTGCGCGCTAGCAACGCGCTGCAATAGTCCTGGCTCTGCCAGCTAACCGGTAAATCTGGAGCGGATAGAGAGAATCGAACTCTCGTCGACAGCTTGGAAGGCTGGCTAATGCCCTGCATGTACCCGCGAAAATGGCGCCTCTAACCGGATTCGAACCGGTGGCTTCTCCCTAGACAGGGGAGCACTCTAGCCGCTGAGTTATAAAGGCTTGACTCGTTTATTAGCGTCTTCAGTTCGTCAGACGATTGACAGCCATTGTTTTAGCAGGATGCCGCTTTAATCCTGTCCTGCGCCCCTTCGGGCATAACTGCCGTCTATTCCGGCTGCCAGTCCTGTCTATTTATAGTCGATGTCCAACGACTCGCGTAAAGGCCTGCGGTCAATGACTGCTTTTCGTTTTCGCCCCTTGCCCGACGGATAATACAGGGGTTTTTGAGGGTGTCAAACTTACTTGCTCCAGGCGGTTGCGTATCCGCGAAGGATGCGGTCCTTCACGTCGGGCAAGACGTCAGGATCCATCTCAAGCTTGTTCGCCTCAATGAGCCAGCGCCGATGGGCGAACCCGGTTAAGACGCGCGACGCGAACTCGTGAAGGCCTTCAACCGGCTCCGCTTTGGCATCCAGCAACTTGATCCAATCGACATCCTTCGCCGTCCACTCCCCGTTCCACTCCTCGCGATAGCACGGCAGTCCGTCAAGAAGCTTGACATCGTCCGGCGACATATGCCACGACACTTGCGCGCCGCTCGGGAGATCGACGTAGATGACGTGCCGCCATTCCATGTCGTTTTCGATACGGCCGTCGAGACCGCGCCCGGCTGGCCAACCCTGGAGCAATGCCATCTTGACGAATGCTACCGCCAGGGCGTTACGCTGGCTGTAGGCGTTGTTGAGTTTTTCGTCGCTCATTGCGGGCGAGCCTCCAGCGTGTTGCGCCATTCCGCGCAAGGGCCGACATTGTCAACGAGATAATATTGGCCGTCGCCGTGAATATTCCAGCAAGCGCCAGCCTTGTCGATATGGGGCTTTTCCGCATACCAGAATACCACCCCGTTAGCGTCGGTCGCGGCGAAACTCGCCCACGCTAGCGCCTTGCTCCAGTCGTACCGGCTGACGAACTGCTTGCCATTGACGGAGGTTGCGTCGATCCCTGGAGATACTGGTGCGCTCTCGGCATCCTCCGCCCGCATAGCTTGCCAGCGGGACAGCGTGCGGATGCAGTCACTGATATCGGTGTCGAGATCCTTGCCGCCCTCGCGTTCGCCAGCGACTAGCAGCTTCTTGACGACGTGCTCGGCGCACGGGTGCATCTTGTACAGCTCCTGCAAGCGGTACGGGTCCAGGGTCTTGATATGACTGACGTCTTTTGCGTAGATGCTCAAGCGGTTTTACTCCGTTTATCGTTAATGTCGGCGCAAGTCTTGCAGATGTCGCCATCTGCGGGCAAGTCTTTTCGGACTCGATGCATGTTGCGAGAGAGCCACCAACGGCCGCACAGCGCTCTACTGGAGCCGATAGGTAGCGCGTGATAACGCTGCCGCGACTTGCCGCGATACCAGTTAATGCCCATTAATCCGCTCCCCGATCTTATCGACTGCCGCACGAATAGCCGCGCGGCGTTCTGGCGTGTGTTGTGGCTCGCGAGGGCCGTAGTCGTGGCACTGGCTCGGCCACCGTGACGGACCCTCGGCGCTCGACCGGTTAGGGTCGCTGACGATCCGGCGCTTCGTTCGCTCCAGTCTTGCGAGGTCAAACTCGTTCATTGCTTACCGCCCATTGTCTGTATTCCCGTTCCTGTCGCTGCCGCCACGTCTCCATCTTGGGTCCGCCCTTCTCGACCCACAGCCTTTTCACCTTCTTGACCTTAGGTGCGGCGACAGGAGGGGGTGCGAACTCTATTTTGACGCCCCTGGATTGCAGCGCCTCCAACAGCCCCGCTCCGTTAGCGTAGCCGATGATCCGTGCGGCACCGTTGGCCGTCTTTCCCTCGGCGGCGAGTCGGCGCGACGCAGAGACAATGGTCTCTCCGGATTCCGCGACGTACGCGGCAGCCTTGAGCCAGGATGGGAAAGGATCCTTGCCAGGGTTAGCCGCCAGCATGGCGTTAAACCGCGACTCGTTATACCCAAGCTCGGCCGCTACCGCCTTGCGCGTCATGCCCTTGTCGGCCATGCGACCTATAACGGCCCACGCCGATTCCTTGTATTGGGCCGCGATAGACGAGAGCTTGTAGCTCGATTCGAACTCTTGAGTGATCCCTAGCGAGAGGGCTATCTCTCGAAAATGGTTGTACGACATATCGACAACCCTGGCCGCGTCCCGCATCGACAGCCCGTTAGCGGCGGCAGAGAGGGCGACATCAGCGAACGGCAAGCCCCAACGCTCCATAACCTCTTTCTGTTTCACTTGTACGCATCCACTACCGATTGAGGAGCGCAGATTAGCCGGATATAGAACCCGTGCGCAACCTCTTTCGGCGGCGGCATATGACCGCCCGTCTCGGTTTTCCATGCGCCGAAGCGATCCATGCTGCATTCGATCTCGCGCGCCGGATTGCCGTATTGACCGGGGAACTCGACGAGGTACTTAATCACGCCAGAACTTGCCATTTTGCCCCCATCCTAGATGCGTTTCGTTAGGTTTGAAAAAGGCGTCAAGCGTGTTGACGCCCTTGGCGAGTCGGCGCCGCACTTGGCAGTAGGTGACGCTGATCTGGTCCCGCCAGAAGTCGAAGGCCTCCCTTGTTGTTCCGGTAAAGCTGCCGATTACATGTTTCTTTGCGCGGCTGTAGCGGGCCTCTCGGGCGATGGCTGCCGCCTTGTGTAGTCCTGGCGTGCAAACCCCCTTGCGCGACTCCGCCGACTGGCGCTTAACGACTGACTCGTTAGGTCCTGGCCAGACTACGCCAGGCATCAGCCGCGCCACGCCTAAGAACTTTTGATAATCAACCCCGAGCGCATCCGCGACCATTGCGCGCGACCAGTTTAGCTTTGCTCGGGAGCGGATGAATTCCTCGGTGCTAATCGCCATGGCTTCCGCCCTCCATGATACGGGCCGCGCAATGGTCGCGCTCATCCTTGCTGCTGTAGCCGTTCGGGTTGTTCTGGCCGTCGCTGTAGCCCCACTCGTAAGCATCCTTGAGGGCTTGTAGCTGGTCTACCGGCGCGGGCGGGGAGGCGCAATCCGGGCAATCCTTTACGCACTTGATTGGCCCGTTCTCGTAAGGAATGCCGCCGCTTGAGTGTGTCAGCTCGCCATCGTCAACGATCTTTGAACCGTTGCACGTAGCGCACGCCACCGGCTCACCCTGCCCACCCTTCAGCCGCTCGATTTCGGCCTTGAGCGAAGCAACCTCCGCACGGGCTTCGTCGCCCGCATCCGCCTCGGCTTTTGAGCCTTGTTTCCAGTCCTCAATCTCCGCCGTCAGCCGTGCAATGGTGGCTTGCAGTTCGGCGAGTTCGGGCGGCGAGGCGCATGCCAAGCATTCAGCCGCAGGTGTTCCAACGGGCCTTAGATTGTCAACCCATCGACTTCCGTTGCAGGCTTTGCATACCGGCTGCCGCTCGACGACAGGGGTGGCGAGCAGAGAGCGCAACTCATCAGTTAGGCGCTGAACTTCAAAACAAGCCTGTCGATTTGCCGCCGCGTTGATTTCCTCAAGGATCTCCAGCTCCCGCGACATGGTTACGGTTTTATCTTTGGTCATGGCTTTCCATCTCCGCAATGTGGGCACCACCAGACACCCATACCTGGCTCTTCTTCGCTGGGCGTAAAGCCTTCAGCCTGTTGTGATTCTTCAAAAACAGTCCCGCCCTCACTCGGGCGGTAGTGCGGACCAAGCCCATAAAGCGGGAAGCATGGCCCGCCATCGGGGTCTGTGCATTTTTCGCAGCTCATTCTCTTGCTCCCGATTCGGTGGGTTTGGCGATAGCTGCGCAGATATCCGCTTCCAGGGATTCAAGATCTTCCGGGGCGTCCTGCTCAAAGCTCAGCACCGATGAATCAACAACGCGCTGGAGCAATGCCGTGAGTGCCGCATTCCGCTGCTCGGCGGCTGTCAGGCGCGTCGTCATATCGCTGTTCGACTGAAGCATGTCCTCAATCACGACATCCTTTTGGGCCAGCTCTTCCCGCAACGCAGCATCCCTAGCGATAAACTCGCGAATCACAACGCCGAAGTCAAACCCGTTAATGTTGCAGGATCGCGGCGGCATAACCTTCAGCAAGGCCTCATATTCGGCGCTCATGATTTGGCTGCCAGCGAGACGACCATCGCGAGACGCGACTCGGCCAGCATCAGACGCCCGAGGTTCTTCTTGTAGGCCGCGTGCCACTCCTCGGACTCGGTGCCGAGGTCGTCAACGAGGGAGCCCATCTCCGCGACCGTCGCCTCAAGTTGTTCGACCCGAGCCAGTAGCGCCCGGTTGTTGCCCATGAAGCGGCGTCGCTCGTCGCCATGGTTGCGCGCCTCGCTATCCTTCTGGCGGACGATGTCGGCGAGCGTGTGGTTATGCCCGGTTACCGCCGCCAGCTCGTTACGCAGCTCGACGTTACGGATAAGGGCGGCTTGCAGGATATCACCGCCACCGGTTGACACGCACTGGTCAATCAAGCACACGAGGTCGGCGAGATCCACCTTCGTGACGAGCGCCAAGGTGTAGCCGTCTTTGATTTTTGCAAGGTCGCGCATTCGCTGAATGATGTTCATTGGTCGTATGTCTCCAGGTAGCTAAGGATGGCTTGCGCCAACTTGTTGTCAGTGTCGCCGTCGTTCTGAATCTCGTACGCGAGCCACTTTAGATTGTCACGGTCCATCATGCGCTGATCTATCTCGCGCACCTTTGGGGGCGGGCTATGATGCTCCCACAGGGCCGGCACGCGCGTTGGGCGATCCTCGATAGACTCGCCTTCGAGAACCTTGTAGCGGCGCGTATGCGGGTGCAGGACGACCCACACATAGACCGACTGACTACGCAGCTTCTTTGCCTGCTTGACCGCGTCACGCCACTGGCCATAGTCGTAATGGAAAGTCGTTTGCACCGTGTATACCTCAAATGAAAAACGCCCAGCTAAATTAATAGTTGGGCGTCCTTTGTGTCAAGCGATTTTACGAGTTAGTTTTAATCGGGTAAACACCGTCGGCGACCGCTTGCTCGTAAAACACCGTGATGTTTTCGAGCGCCTGCTCCGGGGTCTGCGGGTCTTCGTTCTTCACGGGGATGGAATCCCACCACTTGAGCAGCTCCGGTGACGTCATCAGGACGCACTGAAAATCGAGCAGCTCGGCCTTTTCTTCTATGGTAATCATTCCGGCAACACTCCCGCTCTTTTGAGCCCGAGAATAACGTAAGGGTCGGTCTTATCCTGTCTTGCGTACCAGTTTGCCCAACCGTTCGAGACATCCTCCATGGGCTGACCCTTGAACTCGCCGAAGGTCATGAACTTCGGGATCCTTGCCTCAAGGCCGACCTGATAAAGCTCCTCCCATGTTGCGACCGGCGTCCCGCGACGCTCCAGAACCATGATGATGTATTTCAGCACCCTGGCGCAGTTCATGACGTCTGCGTCGGCCGCGTGAGCGTCGCGGAGCAACTCCTTAGCCCATTGGTAGCCCTTGCCGGTCGCCCAGGCGATGTAGTAGAGCACAGAGCCTTGCGCGTGGCTGTCGATGTCCGGGAACAACGAGCGAGACAGCGCAAGCGTGCAGATGCGTTTAGCGCCCTGGCAGCCGAGGAAATCCGAGTCGAAGTCGACGTTATGGCCGATCATGTAGCCGCCAGGGTTGGCCAGCTGGCCGCCGAATGGCTCGAAGGTCTTCAGGTCGTCCGGGTTGATATGGTGCGTATTGAGCGCGCCGAACTTCATAGGCGCGCTATGGCCGAAATAGGCGTGCTCCATTGGGAGATCTTCGAGCTTCGCCTTCATGAAGGCCTCGACGGTGTCCGGCAGGTCCATTACGGCCAGCTCGATAACCTGATCCGTTACCGGGTCGGTGCCGGTGCATTCAGTGTCTGCGATGTAGGCGCGCATTAGAATGGGGCCTCCAGCGGTTCCGGCTCAACCCAAGGCGACTCGTTGTAGAGCATGGCGCGGAATGCCGCCTGGCGATCCGCCTTGCTCATCAAGTTCAAGTGCTTGCAGAGAGCGGTAGCGCAAGCGTGACGCTTATAGAATTCCAGGTCCCAAACAAGGATTAGATTGATTTCGCCCTTAGTCCAAGACTCGAACTCGCTATCCTGCTCGCCGGATCCGCCTAGGCTCCATCCTTCGCGGAGCAGAATGTTCGCCACGTCGCCCAAGTAGACCTTGTTGATGCGTACCAGAATATCCTGGTCGGTGTTGGTGGGCGCCGGATTGCAGGTTACGCGAGACCCGCAAAGCATCTCCTCTTTGACGAATTCGCGGATTACGGCGGTTTCATTCAGTTGCATTTGCTTTCTCCTGACTGAAAATTGCTGCGGCCTTCATGCGGGCATCTACGCCCGCGCGGATCGCGTGAAGTACGGCGCGGCGCGGGGATTCGTAACCGTGCACGTCAGACCAGTTGATCTGTTTGTTGTCATCGGTGACGGTCCAGGTCATCGCCTGCCACGTCTTGTCTTTGTTGCGGCGCACGCTGATATTCAGCGCGGCATCCTGGAGCGCTTGCGCGTCCTTGGGGTGCTTCTTGAGCAGCTTTAGTAAATCCATTTGAGACTCCGTAGTAGGGGCGGCATCCCGCCCCGTTTGGTGGTTAGAGCTCGGCCTGAGCGGCGGCTTCTTTCTTGGCTTTGGCCTTCTGCGCCTTCTCTTTGAGCTGGCGGTCGCCCTCGGCAAGCAAGGCAGTCAGGCGAGCCCATTCTTCGAGCGGCACCTGCACATAGTCAGAGTGGCGCGGCTTGCTTTTTTCGCCCTTCAGATAGTTTTCGATGTCGTAGGCTTCGTCCTTCGTCAGACCGGAGCGCAACGGCTCCAGAATCGCGTACATGTCCTGCAAGAGCGACGGCGCGACGGTTGGGGCGGCTACGCTCTTGGTCGTCGCCTTCTTGCCGTCAGCGGTCTTGACGGCGGCTTTTATGACTTCTGTCGCGGTCTCCTTGTTGTCACGGATTGCGGCCACGGCCACGGACGACGACACTTGCCCGGTCTTGACCAGTTCCATCCCTTCGGCATCCAGCTCGCCCAGCTTAAGGACTTGATCGACACGCTGGCGGGTTACGCCGATGCGCTCCGCGACTTCTGCCAGGGTGCCTTTGAGGCCCTCGGCGCGCATGCCTTCGCGGATGTCGTTCCACAGCTCGAAGCGCTCGGCGTCGTTGAGCTTTTCGTTCTCCTGGCTGCCGTTGATGAAGACCAGCGCGTCCAGCTCCGAGCCCTTGAATGGTCGGATGTCAACCCACAGTTCACCAATGCCGCTTGCGTCCGCGATCCAGTAGGCGGCGGTCCGGCAGTAGCCGTCAATCAATTGCACGCCACCACCGGGGCGAGGCTGGACCCAAATTTGTGGCAGCTCGACGCCGTTCATGATCGCGTTTGCCATCGACTGGATATGCTCAACCGTCGAAGGCTTCGACATGTCGCGGCGGTTCCAGCAAGTGCCGTCGGCGCGTAGCTTGTGATGAATGTTTTTCAGCTGGACGCGCAGGCCTTTGTCGCCACGAACGATCATTTTGACGTCTTTGTGCATCATTTTGTTGAAGCTGTTATCGGCGAGGAATGCCGCGATTTCGTGCTCGTCCATCGTTCTTTTCTCCAGGTGGTAAAAACAAGGAGGCCATCCTAAAAGATGGCCTCGGGCATTACAAGAACTTTCGTCAATTGATTTGACGGTTAGAACGGGATCCCATCATGACCGCACTTCCTGCATATGGTCTCATCGTTGTAGTTGTGATCCCCGCCACGCGGGCAAAGGTTCCAGTCTGGATCCGCCGGTTCGGGCTCGGGCTCGGGATCCACCCCGTTCAACGCCGCCGCCACTTGGTCTGCGTCATCCTCGTCCTTGCAGATGGCGAACGGGTATTTCTCGTCTAGCCATACCGTGAAGGATTTGACCCGGTTGAACTGATCCACCGCCCCTGGCGTTACCGTGTAGCGGTTCACAGCCCCACATCCCGAGCGCTCCAGTAGGCGTGCCCCTGCGTCGAATCGACCCATACAAACTGGCGCGACATGCCGCCGCTCGTGAACACGTCCCTACCTTTAAGCTCCAGTCGCTCGCGTCGCGCCAACTTGACATCCGCCAAAACCGCCCGCTTGAGGCGCTTGCCGCGCAGCCCTTGCGCCTTGTGGTAGGCCTTGAGTTGCTGTTTCACTCGGATCATAGCAGACCCCCTACAAGGATCTCGGCGATAGCGTCGGCGACCTTGACTCGATGATCGTTAAGCGCCTCAAGCTCAAGCTTGGCAAGTTGCGTTAGCGTGGTAGGCCATCGGCGCATAAAGCCCTGATCTACCCGCGCATAACGATGCAGGAACTCGGCAGCATCAGCAACAATCGCCCGCTGCGCATCCAGGCGCCCCATCTCCGAGCGAGCGAATCCGACGATCTGCTCCGCCGAATTCTTGTGACTATGCAGGTAGTTTTGCAGGTTGGCGAAATCCCCGCGCATCCACAGCCATTGGGCCGCATCCGCACACGTCGAGTCGCGCTCGGGCTCTACGGAGCAGATGCCGGACGGGAAAAAAATGGTCCACTCGACGGAGTTGATTGGTTCGCCTTCAGGATAGGCGAGGAACGCCCCCATGGAGTTAGCGATAATGAATTCTTTTGCCGCTCTCGTGTATTGGCCGTAATACAGCATACCGGACGGATCAATGCCAGCGCTGACAGTATGGCCCGCGTCGATAATAAGCCCCCCGCTTGCGAGAACGACCTCAGCCGGTTGATCGTGCAGCCAGATTTGCAGCGCGCGCGCCAGCCCTTTGTCGGCTTTGTCGTAAAGGTCAGCCGCCTTGTCCGCGACAGGGGCGCGCTCCGCATCGATACCCGCTATCAGCATGCCATTACGAACTGCGTAAGTAATGAAGGTGACGCGACCGAGCGCGAACTCGTCTTGTAGCTCCCGATAAGCCTTAATGTACTCGACTACCTTTGTCATTTTCCCGCTCTCCAGCCTGTTTAAATGAGCCCGCATCATGTCAATCTGATTGACTGAGGTCAAGCAATAATTTAACTGTTTCTCGGTGCCACTTTGCGCGCTTCTCGTAGTGCTCGCGGTCGCGCGGCTTCATGTCGACGCGGGCGTAGGCCTCGACCGCTTCGGCCGCCTTGACGTGATACGCGACGACGTCTGCCAGGGTCAATGGACCGTCACGACGTCGAACATGTCCAAGACGTTGTAGCTCGTCCAGTCGGTCGCTACGCCGCCTACCGTGCCGCGCAAAAGGACCGTATCGCCGATCCCTGGTCGCGCATCGGTAACCGTGAATATCCCGCCGCTGCCCTCGATCTTATCGCCAGGTACGACGTGCGTTGCTTGCTTAATGCCCATGATGCTCAATCCTAAGTTGTGGTTCGTTATGAATGCGCCACGCCCTTTTTACGCGGCGAAGTGGTCGTAGTGAGTGGTCGTGTACCTGTCCGTCAACAACCGCGAGCGCGTGCTTCGTGACCTCTACCCAGTAGCGCCCGACCGGATGAGCCTTGCAGAACTCCCCGAGCGTGACGCCCTTATCCGGGCATAGGCCGTTGACCATCTTCATGTCGGCGCTAGCCGCCGCCGTGTGCATGTATCGGCCCTTGCGATGCTGCCTACCGCCACGCTCCATGGCTTTGTGGGCGTCCCTGTACGGCCAGCCCATCAAGAACGCCAGCGATGTTACGGTGCAATCGTTCGTTTCGTTCAGCGCCTTGCGGCACTCGTTGTACCGCGAATAGATCTCAACTAAGGGTTTCATCCAGCGCCAAGCCTCCATAGGTCAGCGCGCATCCTGCCATGGGTTGACATCTGAAAACAAGGGTTTTCTCGCTGTCCACGATCCATAAAGCCTGGACAGTTGACGAATGGTCTTTTTACTTTTGTCAAGGCGTAAAAAAGCCCGCCATTGTTGGCGGGCTTGGGTGTTAACCCGGTTAAGCGACGAGTCGCAAGGCCGGTGGCGCTTTCTTCGTGTACTGCGTAACCATCTTGCTAACCTTCTCCAGAATCTCAAGCTTCCACTTCTCCGGGAGGTTCTTATACAGCTCGACAATGTCATGGAACGGGGCGCCAGTAAGCTTGCCCTCGTTCTTGACCTCTACGCCCTTCAGCTCGGGCGCTACCGGAGCCGCCATCGGGCTAGAGGCTGCCATCTTGCTGCGGGCAATACGCAAAGCCTTGCGAAGCTCGCCAATGCTGTCGAAGTCCAGCACCTTGACGCCGTTGTTGTAGGCCGCGCGGATCGTCGAGATGTACACGCGGACGGTCTGAGGCGCTGGCACGTCACCTTCGACCGGGCGACCCATGCGACGGGACCAGCCTTTAGCATCGTAGGCGGCGTAAACCATCTCGTTGAACTCATCCAGCTTCTCGGCCTTGGCGGACCTGGCGGCCAGGAGGATCTGCCCCGCGACCTCGTCCAGCTTGTGACCCGCGTCTTCGATTTGGCCGAATACGACAGCGAGATCCACCTTGATTGCACTTTTCATCATGACACCCTCATTAGGGCGGAGACGGCCTCCGCTATCTAAAGCTTAGACCGGGTTTGACGGGTCGCAAAGATTTTATGGTTATAAGGCTTATGACGGCCGGGAACATGGATCCAAGCCTTCTGGCGGGCGTAAAAAAGCCCCTGTCAAGGGGCTTGTCAGCTAGTACCAGCAAAGCCCCGCGAACTCGGGAGGCATGCCTATTTTGATGTCGTGGCCGCCGCCGTACTTGCACAGCGGGTATCCGCTGCCGCTCTGTACGATCTTGTTTGCAGCCTCCAGGGCGATGCGGGCTCTAGCGAGAGACGTCTCCGCATGCTTGAGCTGCGCCGCCTTGCGATGTCCTAGCGACTGCATGGCCTCCAGGCGCGTCGGGTAGCAGTGGCGGCGACCCGACTCCTTGAGCACGAAGCGAGCCTCGCGGTTCCACTTGCGATTCGCGTAGGCGTTGTCGAACTCCTCCTTAGATGCGAAGCGATACCCGTGATACGGCTGGACCCAGTAACCCGCTGGCGTCTCGCGAATGACTTGATAGACCTCCTCGACGAGCGTCATACCGTACTCATTGAGGACGTCGCGATAACGGTAGTGGTCGGGACCGATAATCACGCCCCAGCCCTCCGCACCTTAGCCGCGAGATCGTAGTCGGCAGGTGCCACGCTACGACACTGCGCGAACCATGCCAGGATGCGCGCGCACTCCTCGGGGGTGAATTGTTGGGCGGGCTTCGGTTTATTCTCTATCGGAGTCGCGCGCCTGCTCATACCTCAACCCCTTGCGTCAGACGTACACCCTTATCATACAGGTAGGCGGCAACTGCACTAGCGCTGGCAGGCTGGCCACGCATCAGGTCGGCCAGTCCCTTAATGGTCTCCGCGCGCTTCTCCGCCTCGACCTCCTCAGTCGTGCGGATTGGCCGAAACATCCACAAGCCTCGAAACTCGTCATGCTGCTTGTAGGCTTGATAATCGCCTATGCGCGGACTCTCGACGAACCTGTAAAGCGCCCTGTCGCCATCATGCGCCAGGACATGGGCCTTTGCGTAACTCCCGTCGATAGACGAAAACAAGACCTCGACATCCATGCCGACGGGCGGCAGCCCTACGCCGACCCAGGCTGGCGCAGCGACCAGTTGCCCCAGGAACTCTACCAGGCTACCCGAGCGCGAATGCGTGACGCCGACGTTACGTCCGTCGAACTCGAACCCACAAACGTTTACCAGCTTTTCAGCATATCTCGAAGCTAGCAGAGCGTTCGCGAGACCTGCGGAGTTAGTCTCAATCCTGATTGTTTCCCGTTGCATCTGTTACCCCTTACGCGCGTGAAATTGAAGCCGGAGGTTATCCGGCTTTCGTGTTGTGAGTCAAAGGTATTTTTTGAGGTCTGCCGAGAGACTGACGTTTTGCCCGGTCTGCTCCAGGCAGAGGATAGCCTCCTCAAGAAGCCCGCGCGGGAGCGTTACCTTCGGTTTATAGCCGCGCATTGACGCCTCTTTGATGATGGCTCGCGGAGAATCAAAGAGAAGCGATTGCGTCGCCCACTCGGGAAACTCCCCAAGCATCCATTGGGCCGCGTCCGCGCACTCCTCGCGGCGGCGGGTTACCGAGGCTACAGTCTCGCGCGCCCCATGCCCAACAAAACCGCCAGGGCCTCGGATAACGACGTCATCGATCTTGACCGCGCCACGTATCGACCGCAACTCCTCAGGCGTGACCGGTCGCGACCCGCCCTCGTGGCTCACAAGAATGAGATCCTCGCCCCATGCCGGACAAGAGATCGTCATAGTGTCGAATATTTCCCCCTTCTCAAACTCGGCAAGCTGGCCGCGACGCAACCGATCAGCATCATCCTCGCGCAGCTCCTTTGCCGCCTGGACGAGCGAGGACGAGTTAAACCCATTCATGACGGCGCCCGCGATGCCGTGCGCAAGGTGCAGATATTGAGCCGCATCAGCGACCGCCTGACGGATGATGTCTTTCATCTGATTAGCACTCCGATAATCGAGAACAGGACAGCAGCGAGGAAAAACAACCCCATAAGCGCGAGGGTCGTGCCCGCGCCGTCAGGAACGGCGGTGACGCAGCGACCGTCGCAAGGTAGGCGCCCCTGATTGCAGTTACACATTGTTTTCAAGGTGTTGACTCCGGTTAATAGCTGGTACTGGCAAAGCCCCAGTTAAGGGGCTTGAGGTGGGCGGGGTTGGTTAGGCGAAAATCTTTGTGTTGCCGGTCATTCTGGTTTGCGTTTTGTCTTCTGCCATTGCCCATGTGCCACCAATCTTTTTGTAGGTTCCCGGCAGGACATTGCCGTTTTTGTCGATCATCTGGAATTCGCCCATGTATCCAATTTCGCTGAATTTCTTAATTTTCTTGGTCATATCGTCTTACTCCGTTGTTCGTTTGTGTTCCGGTAGACGCAATATGTCAAATCAGTTGACAGCGGTCAACTAGTTTTTTAACTGAAAACAAAAAAAGGCCCGAAGGCTTTTATCGAAAAGTACACTGATTAGTTTACTTTCTGTTTCTCATCAGTTTGCAACTGATCCTTTGCAGCCCGGACAACCGTCAAGCATCCCTCCCTGACCCCTTGAGCGAACGCAGGCGGCCTTTGCGCCCCCTTGAGGCCCGCCACTAGCCTCGAACACACTGCAAGCGCCTGCTCGCCCCTGGCGCCGTCACAGTGGCGTGCAACGTGCTCGATTCCTTCGATCCACAGCGCGGAACCCCTCACTCTGCGCCCGCCCATGCCAGGAGAAGCGCCGCAAGGCGTCGAGCGTTGGCCTTGCCCTCGATAGGGATCCACGGCTCATCGATGTCGTGCTCGGCATCGACCATCAGCCATACACGGCCGTCGCCCTCGGCAGCATCAAACGACACCCGTACCGGGTCGCTACTGCGATTAGCGCTGATAGGGTGCGCCGGTAGGATCTCGTCATTGTTGAAGTCGATGGTCACGAGACCTTGATCTCGTCCTTCGGCTTCGTTGTTGCCCATATGCATTGCACAGTCTCCAGCGCTTCTTTGTGGGTCATGGGCTCGCCGCCCATGGTGAATGTTTTACCGTCGGGCAGGCTTACGATCCAAACGCTCTTTCGTTGCTCTTGCGACATCGCGCAGGGCCTCCAGGGTTAGGCGCTCGATGCACGCTGATATCTGCTCGGCCTCGGTCTTGCCGTCCTCAGGGTGAAAGCCGTCGTATTTATTGACGTCGCCTGCAAGCCAGAAGTAGAGCCGAACAACAACGCCGCGCGACGGGAACCGCTTAGCCGACCAATGGAAGTCATCGACAGCCTTGGCCGCGTCACGCAAGAAAGCCCCGTAACGCTTAGCACAGTGCCGCCCCTCCCGGTACGCATCCCAGCGCGCCACGCTGATCAGCTCAAGCATGCTCATCAACTAGAACCCCCATCATGCGGCCGAACTCCACGCCCAGCTCTTCTGCCGTGAAGCTGTCTAGGTCGCGAAGGATCAGTTGAAGCTTCCTGCGAAAGTAATCGCAGTCGACCCCGTGTGCGTTATTGGATGGCTTGCCCTGGATCTCAAGGTAAGCCGCGACCGCCCGATTGACGTGAGTCGTGCGGTTATACGGGGGCAGTCGATCCAGCTTTACGACCATCTCCGAGGGCATCGCTATTGATACCGCCTGACAACCCTGTTTCATTGTTGACGCTCTCCAGGTGACTCAATTGCGTTGTTTTTACGGTGCGGTTGCGGTAATGACCGTCGGCCGCGCCCTTGATGCGGACCGAGGCGACATCGTCACGGATCCAGTTAACAGAACAGGACCGAGTGTACGGAACCGCGACCCCGTTAATCAAGTGGTTTAGGGTGACTATTGGCATTTATGCGCCCCGCCTCGTGGCAGGTGGTGCGCAATATGCTGGAGCGTCGAAGCGCGCCACGCTCCGCCAGATTGGAACCGGCGATCATTGACCATGTAGAGCAGCTCATCTTTTACCTCGCGATCCTTGAGTAACTCAAGCACCTTATCCCCCTGCAATGCATTGAGCCGCTTCGACGATTCCAGCGCCTGCGTCAAGCGAGCCACCTCCGCATCCCGCGACTTCACCATGGATTCGAGAACGTCCTTTTGCATGTCTTTTCGTGTCATTCGTTAAGCTCCAGTTGATTGTCTCGACGTGCTCGCTACGACCCTCAAGGGCCACGACCACCGCCTTATCGTTTTTGCTGTAGGACTTCACGACGCCTTTTACGCCGTCGACGTAAACCCGGCACCCGATATGCGGTAGCCGACCTACGTCGAGTTTGAACTTTGCCGGACCGCGACGGAACACCAGCGGCATGATGCTCGTATCTGTCACGCCCCTGGTAACGACGACCTCGTGAGATCGACCAGCCAGGAAGTCGCGAGCCTTATCCGGGTCGACGTATCCGAACTGCTTGTGCATTTTGATCTCGCCACGAGCTGCCGCGTAACCGAGATCAGCCTTAGCCGAAACAAGCTGCGCCTCCAGTTGCTCGACGCGCTTCAAGGCGCCTGACAACTCGTCCTCCATGCGGCCGAAATCACGAAACAAACAGAACTCGCCGTTTGCGTCGTAATCGCCGTCAGTATTGAAGCGCTGTAGCCTCGCCATCTGCTGAAATCCCCCGAACCTGTCTGCCGTAGCGATCCCTCAAGGACCGGATCCGCTCGCGCTCTTGATGGCGCTTGCGGAGTTCACGCTTGCGTTCCGCTGCCGCTCGCTTGAGCGGATTTTCAGGACGCTTTTTAAACTTGCGGTCAACCTTCACGAAGCCCCCTAACGTTAAATTAGAACTGCCAATCTTTAGTGCGCTTGCCTTTGCCGCGCGGCTTGCCGTCTCGCGCGATTCGGGTTTGATGCGTAACCCCTTCGTCGACGAGGCAAAGGTCGTCCGGCCGCGCCGCGATACTCAACCCTGCTAGCGCTGCCAGCGCGCTAAGCAAAAGCCATGTTTTGCCGGTGCCTCTCATCGCATCCAATCCTTTTTAAATTTGCCCTTCTTGCCGCGCCGGTCGCCACCGCAATCAACGCCTTCGACATAGCCGACGCTGGACGACAAAGGTATCTGCGCAGGACCGAACATAGCAAGCACTTTTTCGCGATCCTCCTCGCTCATTTCCAGCTCCATTGAAATCGACATACTTGTAAGCACGTCAAACGCCTTGTCGTCGATGTCTGCCGACTCCTCAAACCAGAACACGACATCACGCCCAACAAAACGAGCATGGTCACAGTGACCTACCGTTCCGACACTGACAGGCCCCAAGCCCTCGACATCCGAACAGGTGCCGATAGGCCACCAATTGCCCTTGCCGTCGCCCATCTCTAAAACCCGACCTTCAGACATACAGTGAACTCCTCACGCTTCGATTGATACAGAGACAGGATAAAACGACGCATACGGGCCGACAGTAGCAACCCGCTACCTAGCATCATCCCGTAAGAGATCGCGGCGTCTTCTGCGTTCCTGGCTCGATACAGGCGCAAAAGATCAATCCACACGAGCTGGCTACGCGCCGTCTTGTGATTTAAATGCAACATCCTCGCCGACCTCTTCAAGAATTCGAGCGATTCGCTCTACCGACATCTCGCCACGTATACAGGCCGACAACGTCCCCTGATAGGTCCCGACCATCCGCGCGAACTCCTCGTGGGATTTACCAGACGACGCCACCACTTGCCCCAGTCGCTGCCCCAGCTCCAGACGGAGACGCTTTACGAGGGCGCTCATACGTCGCACCAATACTCGAAGCCGACAGCCTTGGTCGGGCGCCCCTCGAACGCCGTACAAAGCTCAACGTCATCAGCAAAGCCAAACTCGTCGCCGCGCGTCCTGTCGTAGAAGCTCCACGCCTCGTCCTGGTTCATCGCGCTGACGACTGCCACACGCTGGCCACCCTCGACAATCCACCATTGCTTGCACTTGACCATGCCCAGCTCAATACGCGCCAGTCGCATCTGCTCACGAGCCGCCGCGAAGTTATCGCGAGCAAACTCCGCGAACGCCTCGGACCCACGATCAGCTCCAGCACATTGCAACATCATCAACCCCCGCCGCTGGTGATACTTCGCCAACTTAACCCGGTTAATACCATCCATCACTTGCGCCCTCTTAAAATTTAATGTCTTCAAAAACAACCGGACCGGTTACGGCCTTCATGGATGAATGAGGCTCCCGGTCGACCTTGACCAGTTGCGCGTCAAACCCAACCCCGAACGCTGCCGCGATTGAAATAGCCTTATCCGTCGAGAAGGTCGCGTAGGCCTTGCCACGACGCACAAGGCTTACGTCCGTCCGACTGACCCCGTATTCATCCGCGATATGGTCCTGCCGCTTGCCAGCCTCGCCTACGGCTACCTCGATAGCCTCGACGAGTAGTTTCTTCAAATCCACCTAAAGCCCTCCGTTTGTGTCCGCTCATGGTACAGGCTTTAAAAACAAAAACAACTCTGACAGATAACACTCTAAGAGATATATAAGGTAATAAATCTCTAACACACGCGAGGAAAAATGCAGCCGGGTACGGCCGCCGATGGCGGGGTAAATAACTTGATAGCAAGGTAGATTTTCAGTCCTGCTAGGTATCCCGCAGAGGCTGGCCCCGTGTTTACGGGGTCTTTGACGGTGTCACAAGGGTAAGTAGCTAAATAGCAAGATAGTTAGGCGTTTTTTCAAAAATTCGATTTTTCAAATTCTTGCGTTTCTAACCACTATCTAGCTACCTACCCGTAATACGGGGGTTTGCAGCGATCTTTCCAGTTTACTAGGTGTTCTATTTAGACTAGCTAGAACCCCTGAAAGCCATATAACCCGGGGCTTTCAGCCGGTCCGATTCAAGTTACATGGCATCCGCTACCGTGTCAAACAGCCGGTAGCTGGCGGTCTCGACCTTGTTTATCGGATGCTTGTAGCGGTACTCGATGACCTCGCCGCGCTTCACAAGGTTGGCCAGGGTGTCGAGCACTTGCAGTTGAGCCACACTGCGCAACCGGTTCTTAATGGTGCCGATGCCTAGCTCTCCGTTGCTGGCGAGAACCTGCTTGACGCGGCACTCGATGGCAACCGCCTGGAGTGGCTGGCGCTCGCGTCGCTTGCTGCCGTCGATCCGCTCGAACCACCCTCCCCATTTGGTGATGCAGAAGGCGCCCCATTCCCTCCAGTTGCCCGACCATCGCCCGACTGGCCCAAACCCTAAGCCGTTGCGCATGCTGTACCGGCGAAAGACCATGCCGAACGGCTCCGTATCGCTGAATGCGACGTCATCCGTCATATAGGTGATAACGCAGCACTCCTGACTAGCCGCGTGCGCCACCGGATCGCCGTGATAAGGGCCGGTCATGAAAGTTCCGTCGGGGTGTACGTCGATAAAAATTCTAGCCACAAAAAAGCCCTCTGAAGTGAGGGCTTAGGTTAGTTGATTAGTAGGTTAAGAGTCAAACGCCAAAATACCTTTCGACCATCCGCCCGTTCGCCGGGTTCTTGCTCTCCTCAAGGATAAGCATTTTCGCCTCAACCATGGCGCGGATAACCTCGTCGACCTTCTCCTTCGGCCACTTGCGGCAGCGGTTGACGATAACGCCCTTAGTCTCGCCGTGCTCGGTATCGACCATCGTCATGACCTTGGCGCGGATGGCGTCGCTCGGGTTGGCCTCCTCCCGCTCGTTGGCGTAAGCGAGCATGGTCTTCTCTCGGATGTCGCGCTCAACGAAGGCATAGGCCCAACGGATATGCTCGGCGGTTCGGATGCCGGACGGAGCGGCCAGGATAAGGCTGATTTTAGAGACCATCTCGCGAGCGCGTCGCGGGATCGCTTCGAGGCCGGTCTTCTCCTTGTGCATCTCAGCCTTCTGGTGGCCCCACTCGTAAACCTCGTCGAGCATGTCACGGGCTTCGTGCTCTGTGCGGACGAGGGAGCGCTCGCCGTAATACTCGACGCGATACGTCTCCTGGTCGAAGTAGCCGCCGTCGTACAGGCCGCAGATCGCCATTTTCATACGGTCGCCCATCTTGGACGCCTTGAAGTTCGGTTTAGCGCGCGGGTTAGTTTCCTTCTCGCTGACGATGATCGACCGGCCAATAAAGCCGTTGGTCGCCTGCTCGGGCGTCACAAGGCTGTCAAAGGTCACGGGAGTGGTGAAGCCGATCAGGGTTAGATAAGGCTTCTCTAGGCCGTTGTCGATGGACAGAAGCGCCCGCTCCAGATGAGGCAGGCGACGCGCCAAGGCTTGCTTGGGGTCGTCGTTCTCGCTGATCGCCTTGCGGCACGACTTCAGCTCTTGGATCAGCGTCTTGCGAACCTCGCGCTTCGTGTCGCCAGTCAGTGGCATGAAGCTATTCGCCTTTGAGTAGGCGTTCATCAGTGCGCCGATAACGCCGGAGTGATACGACTCTTTCGAGGTCGTGATAGTGCGCAGCAAAATACCGAATTCGTCGATAACGTAGTTGGCCGCCTGATTGTCGATCAGGTTTCGGATGATCTCTTGTTCCGACTTGATTGACCCAACGGTGGCACGCTGAATGCCTGCGGCTTGGTGGATTGAGTTAATGGCCTGCATGATGGCCTCTTTGCCGGTTGCGGATCCGGCGACGCACATAGCAAAGAGATTTGCAGTGACTCCGTCCACGTCGTCGGTGTAGCGCAGCCCGATAACGTTCGACATCGAGACGAGGGCGGCAGCCACCGCCAGGTTTTCCCGAGGGTATCGGGACTGCTCATTGATCCACTTGCAAACCTCACCGACGAACCCAGGCGGACGCAGCAAGTCAACGCCGTCAACGTGAAAGGGATGGCCGTCCTTGCGTTTTTTGTCAACCGGTTTGACGTCGCAACCCTCGACAACTGCGTCAAGTTCATCGGCAAACTCTCCTGTAGGCGTGAAGGTGACGGACTCAACCCAGCCGCCCGCCTCCGCATGGTGAATAAGTGTCCCGAGCGTAACCGGGTTGGCAGACTTGCCGAACGAGTGCCAGCGGTTTTGCAGTTTGTGGGATCCGGGGTAGGTCTCGCCCATAGATGACCAGCGGTCCCACAGATGGAAGCCGGTCCCGCCCGTGGCATGGTGCAGTGCCATGCCGCATTTAACCCAAGTGTCATGGTCGACGTCCGGGGAGACGTGGCTGATCATCTCGGCGAGGTCGTTCTCGGTCACGTCCATGGTCGATCCGTTGTATTCGGCGCGGAACATGTCGGGGCGAGTCAGGAGGGCAATAAGCTCGGCGGGGGCGTCACCAATATCGGCGGGGGATCCATGCAGGATCTCGTAAGTGTTGCCGCTGGCGTGCATCGAGCCAGGGCCTACGACGAAGCCTGACGACTTGAAGTCGATCCCCTTATAGTCGGGGTGACCTTGCACAAGGCTGATACCCTCGGGCGCCTTGTAATAGATGTGCATGGACCCCTGTCCGCTGCCGGTAATGACCGACAAACCAGCGGAGCGCGCAAGGTCCAGGCCTGCCAGATCCTGCGTAAGCCGCTCCATAGCCTGGACGCCGCCGTTACGAGCGTCGACGTCGACCACGAGCAAATCCTTCACGATGACGCCGTAACCCGTATCGAGCTGGCCCATCTCCTGCATCGTCTCAAGCTGCTCCTCGGACCATTCTGGCGTGTGCTGCCAGTTACTGGCGACAGGGTGTTTAAAGGCTGCTTTGCACTCGGGGTTTCCGCACAAGCAAAGCCCGTTAGAGTCAGCGCCCTGCAAGCCGAATATGCGGTAACCCGCCTCAATAAAATCGTAAGCGATGTTCGTAGACAAGGTAGATCTCCGTTCGTGAGGCCGCGAGTATATAGCTAAATAACTGAATAGCACGACTTAAAAATAAGTGTTGACCGGGTTAATTCTTTTCCCTAGAGTTCGCAGCCTCAACCACGGAGACACAACGAATCATGATCATCGAACAACCTAAACGGCGTCCGCCTTTCATCACTCTGCTCTCCGAGCCGGGTCTCGGCAAAACTACCCTGGCTTGTATGTTCCCGGATCCGATCATTGTCCGCTTCGAGGACGGTGTCGAGTCGGTTCCCGAGCAGTTCATGCCCGCGCTCTTGCCGGTGGCTACCTCTCTCGACATGGCAGTTTCCCAGCTCCAGTGGATCGCCAAGAACATCAAGACGCACAAAAAGAAAACCATCATCCTCGACACTATCACTCGCGGCGAGTCGATGTTCGAGCAACACGTCGTAATGAATGACCCTAACAACCCGCTGAGCATCAATCAGGCGTGTGGCGGGTTCGGTGCCGGTCCGAAGGCTGTCGGTAACATCCACGTCAAATTGCGCAAGCTTCTGCAAGTGCTGAATGATCGCGGCATGGCCGTAATCGTATTGGCTCACGCCTCGACCGAGACTGTAGAGCCGCCAGATGGCGATAACTACAGCCGCTACACGCTGCGCATGGGTAAGCACTCAATTGCCCCGTGGGTCGATGACGTGGACATGGTCGGGTTCATCTGCCTGGAGCGCTTCGTTAAAGGCGCAAAAGAAGACAAGAATACCAGCAAGGCCGGCAAGGCAATGTCTGACGGAACTCGTCAACTGGTTTGCCACTCGACGGCTGGCAACGTGTCGAAAAACCGCTTCCATATCGAGGACTCGATTACCCTGCCGCACCCGAAAGAAGGCAAGAATCCTTTGCTTGATATGATCCCTTACTATAAGCTCGGTCTTCATCTTGAGCAGGCTCAAGCCGAGCAGGCAGAAGAAGAAAAAGCCGACGCCGCCGAAAGCGACGAGTAAGCAGCAGCACAACCCTTTCTTAAAATAGTTGGAGATTCACGATGTCGTTTTGGGCAACTACCGATGGCGAAAAAATTGTAAGCAAAGAAAAAATCGAGGTCGATGGCGGAAATATGCCGCCAATGCCTCGCGACACGCAGGTTAAGGCGGCAATCGAGGAGGCGAAGTGGGATACCACTGACAAGGACGGCACTTTTATTTCTTTGAAGTGGACCGTCCTTGCTCCAGCGATGCATAAGGGCCGAAAGGTGTTTCAGAAGCTCAAGGTTAAGGCCGCAGAGGGCAAGGGCTCGAACAACGCTGGCAAAGAGCAGAGCAAGCTGGACAAGGACCAGAATAAGGCCCTGCGCATGTTCGCGGTAATCGATACCAACGCTGGCGGCAAGCTCTTGGCATCGCCGAAAGCCCCGGACGATCAGGCGTTGACGGTAAACCTCGTCAACAAGACCATGTTGCTCAAGCTGGACATTTGGGAAATCCAGACCGACCAGAACGGCAACAAAATCACCAACCCTGCGGACTATGCTCGCGGCAACTGGATCAAGGCCGTATCTCCTAAAGGTGAATACGTCGAGCCGTCCCAGGACGAGCTGGAGGCCGCTGTTAAGGCGCAGCAGCAAGAGCTGGCTCGCCTTGCTGCGTTGCCGTCGAACCCGGCAGGCGGTGGCGGCGGTAACGGCGGAGCTGCCGACGACTTCGACGACATTCCGTTCTGACCATAGCTGTTAACTCGGTAAACACCCACTAAAAAAACCGGGGCCTTCGGGCTCCGAGCTGGAGAGCTAACCCATGAATGACAAAGTAACCGAAGCCGCCGTAAGCCTTGAAAAAGTCCTCGGCGTTGTTGACCCTCGCTGCGAGATGACCCAGTGCGACAGCGTGTTCAACGCGCTGTATGGAATCGGTAACGCCCAGGCTATCTGCCATGGCCTCGCGGCGCATTCCGGTTGGTGGCTGGATACCGAGACCGGCGAGGACGTCCGCGAGTGGCCGCAAAAGTTCGTCAAGTTGTGGGTCATGTCGAAGCTTGCGCTCGTTCATTCCGAAGTGTCAGAGGGCGTAGAGGGCTATCGCAAAGGCAAGATGGACGACCATCTGCCGCATCGCGACATGCTCGAAGTCGAGTTGGCCGACGCCGTTATCCGTATCCTCGACCTCGCTGGCGGTTTCGGTATGGACATTGCCGGAGCGATGATCGAGAAGCTCGCCTATAACCAGCAACGCGCAGACCACAAGGTTGAAAACCGCGTCGCCGAGGGCGGCAAGTCCGTCTAACCAACCATAACGACCGGGCGCTACGGCGCCCTTTCTTTTGCCCGGAGAAAACGAATGTCAGTCGTAACCACTGAGTCCGCACTCGAAAAAACCTCAACGCCGCGCAAGAAACACCCGAAAATCACAATGGGTACGATCGCCGCGATTCTCGGCGTTAGCAAGTCCATGAAGCGCGCAGCGGTCCTGCGCCAGATGGCCCGGGCCTACCATGGCGCCGAATCCGAATACGTCCCGAACATCGCCGCCGAATACGGCGACCAGTATCGAGAAGCGGCAGAGATGCGCTTTACGACGAAGTACAAGACCGAAGTCATTAAGGTCGACCCGAAAAAGCAACACAAGATTATGAATGTCCATCCCTGGATGATCGACAGCGCAAAGCGCCCGGATCGCGGCTTGTTGTACCTGCGCGCACCGTTCGGCCAGCGGGAATCGGCAGACGCCAACGATTTCAAGTCGCTTGACGATCTCCCGCACCACTTCGCGCAAATGCAAATCGAGATGCATCTTGCTGGTGTCGCGTGGGGCGTCTTCTATCAATGGTCGGTCGTGGCCGATAAGCTGGAGATGATCGAGGCCGACCCGGCATTCGTTGAGGGCGTGCTCCCCCAGCTTGACGCGTTCTATGCCGAGTACAAGGAAGCCACGAAGGATAAGGCGCACCTTGAGCCGCTGCGCAAGGTCATTGACAACGCCCTGGCTAAGAAGCTGATCGTCGAATATGACGAGATGTCCATCGCCGAGGGCAACGCGTCGACCCGCAAGAAAGAGATCATGGAGAAGCTAAAGGAGCTGGCGAAAGACGAGTCGGTAATCATCTGCGGGCGCAAGCTGACGAAGACGCCGAAAGCCGGGTCGGTCGGTTACGCGCAAATCGTTAAAAAATTGTTGCCTGACCTCGACCTTAACGAGTACCGTGGCGCCTCCTCGACTTCATGGACGCTTGAATAAATGCGATACACGCTGAGACCCTACCAGTTAAACGCCGTGTCGGCGGCAATGGCAGAGATTCGGCGCTCGCTTGAGCCGTGCCTAATCGAAGCGGCCACAGGGGCGGGTAAGTCCCTCCTCGTCGCCGACATCGCTATCAAGGTTCATCGCTTGAGTGGGAAGCATGTTCTCTGCCTGGCGCCTACAAAGGAACTGATCGAGCAGAACTACGAGAAGTTTCTTCTAACCGGCGAGCCAGCGTCGATCTACTGCGCGGCCGTCGGCAAGAAGGACTTGCGGCACCCGGTTATTTTTGGATCCCCTGGAACCTTCAAGAAGGTCGCAAAGCAGGTCGGCTCGCGTATCGCCGTGGTCATTGTCGACGAGGCCCAAGGCATGACGCCAACGGTCCGCCAGATCATCGCCGACATCAAGTCGGTAAACCCTAACGTCCGCGTCATCGGCCTGACTGGCACGCCGTACGAACTCGGCAAGGGCTACATTTACCGGATTGACGAGAGCGGCAAGGTTTGGGGTGACGACAAGGCGAAAGACCCGTTCTTTATGCGCAAGGTCTACACGATCTCGGCGCCTGAGCTGATAGAGCTGGGGTTCCTGACTCCGCCAGTTGTTGGCGCCTTGGGCGTTGTCGGTTACGACACTTCGGGCATCGACTTCACGGCTGCCAAGAAGACGGTCGACGAACAGATTGACCGGGCATTCATGGGAGACGGCCGCAAGACCGCTCATATCGTCGCTGACATCGTTCACCAGTCGCAGGGCAAGCGCGGGGTCATGATCTTCGCCTCGACGATCCAGCACGCCCAGGAGGTCATGCGCTCGCTTCCTCCTGAGCTTTCCAGGCTGGTGACTGGCGACCCCAAGATAACGAGCAAGGCCTACCGTAAAAGCGCCATCGACGACTTCAAGGCGCAGAAGTTCAAGTATCTGGTCAACGTCGCAGTATTGACGACCGGCTTCGACGCCCCGCATGTCGACGTAATCGCGATCCTTCGCAAGACCGAATCTATCGGCCTGCTACAGCAGATTATCGGCCGTGGCTTGCGCTTGTTCGACGGCAAGGATTACGTCCTTATCTTGGACTACGCGGAGAACATCGACGCTCACTGCCCGGACGGCGATATCTTCTCGCCCGAGGTCAAGGCATCCATGGGCGGAACGTCAGGCATGCCTATTAATTGCATCTGCCCGCAGTGCAATTCGGATAACCAGTTTTCGGCGCGCAAGAATGACGAAGGCCATTCCATCGACAAGCACGGGTACTTTGTGGATTTGGCGGGCGACCGCGTCATGGTCGACACTGCCGAGATTGATCCGGCAACCGGACAGGCGAAAAAGCTGCCGCTTCCTGCGCACTTCGGCAGGCGCTGCCAGATGTACCATCCTGCGCGCGACGGGTTCTCGTACCAGTGCAGTTATCGCTGGTCAAGCAAGGAATGCCCGGATCCATCATGCAAGGCTGACAACGATATCGCAGCGCGTTATTGCACAACCTGCAAGGGCGAGATCATCGATCCGAACAGCAAGCTTCGGATCGAATTCAAGCGGATGAAAAAAGATGCTACCCAAATGCAGACGGACGAAGTATTGTCGGCAGTCGGTCGGGCGTCGGTATCGGCGAAGGGTGTCGACCAGTGGGTAGTCGACTACGTCACGCCTCACAGGACGTTCCAGATCTACTATCAGCCGAACGTCCACAGTCAAGCCAGGGCGGCAGAGTGGCAACGCTACCTAGACGCGACTGGCGACCGGAGTTACGAGCCCGACACCGTGACTTACAAGAAGGACCAGCTATCCGGATTTTTCCGTGTGTATGGTTACAACTCCCCAGCAGATACGGACGGTATTGAATGATTTTCCCCGAAGGAATCCCGGTCTATGGCGACCAGAAGTTCCGCGATAAAAAATGCCCGAAGGAAGGCGCAGAGCAGGTAACTTTCTTCAATCAACTGCGCAAGCATTACCCGGACTCGTTCGGCAAGATCGCGCTCCATGCTCGCAACGAGGGCAAGAAAACGACCCATCAAGTCGCCAAGGAGAAATCCGAAGGAATGGCTACCGGCGCCTGCGACATCACGATACCTGGCAACCCGTCATTTCTCTGCGAACTCAAGCGCACGGACCACACGTTATCCGCCCTGGAGCCAGGGCAAGAGCCGTACATGCTCGCGGCGAAAGAAGTCGGGTCGTTCGTGTGCATAGCGCTCGGATGGCAGGGAGCTTGGCAGGCCTTCGACTACTGGCGGACCCATGTTCTACGCGCAGCTTGAGGCGGTAATGAAGGGCGAGGAGCCGACCGACTCGGTTAGCGCCTCGACCCTGTCCTTTCAAATCTACCGGGAGGCGGTCAAGGTCCTGGCTGCGCACCGGGTCCACCGGGTCCAGATGATGGATGATTTACCGCCAGCCATTGGCGACATGGTCCGGGCTGAGGTTCTGCGGATCCACGCCATCCGCAAGGCAGGCCCGAGGCCAAAACCGAAAGTCCAGGCAGAACCGACCGTTCATCGGCCGGAATGGAATGATTGGATTTAAATTAAAAAACTAGTTGACGACTGTAAAGCGGTTTGACAGAATCAATCCAACAAGAACGCAAAACCCCATCAACCAGCCGGAGCAAACATCATGGAATGGTTAATCATCCTGATCCTGATCTTGTAATTCCGAGCCCGCCTAGAGCGGGCTTTTTATTGTCTAAAATAAATCAAAAAACTAGTTGACCGGCGTCTAGGGGTTTGACAGAATCCCCCTATCGAAACGAACCCGGAGTTACGAACATGTCAACTTTCATTACTTGCAAGCGCTGCGAAGGCAAGGGTCGACTGGCTCACTTCGGCCACGTCAATAACGGCGTTTGCCTGACATGTCGCGGCGCTGGCAAAGTGGTAAAGACTCGCCGCGTGAAGACCACCGTTAATAGCTATCAGGTAGTTTGGGATTACAGCAAAATCGACTACTGCCAGGATGACAAGGCGAGAGCCGAGGAAATCCTTCGGTCACTGATAGACATGCGAGTCCCAGCGTTTATTATGTGCTTGCAGGTAGTTAAAACCGAGAGCGTACCAGTCTAACCGCCCCGCCCCGAAAGGGGCTTTTTCACGACCTAAACCCGGAGTTTTACCGAATGGCTCTTTTCATGTTCGTCGCCTTCATGGCTCGCCACCGCAAGCCGTCCCCAGCGCCTGTACGGCGGTCCGTCGCGTGAGCGTACGCATATGGCGGACTCGGTGCCGCAAGTGCCGTGGCCGCCGCACCTTCACGCTCAAGCTATCGCCACTAGACAGGCTATGCCCGTGTGGCGGCGTTTACGTTGTCGACCAGTACCGGCAGAGTCGCCGCGAGAGCAAGGCGGTCAATTGCCAATGCCTCGGCTATCCGTGGTCGATGAAATATAGCGGCCCGCATCGACAGGGTTCAAGGCACTGCTTTTACCGGACAAAGCGTCTAGAAGCCCTTGATGCCGCGTCTGGCACTGCCGGTACGCCGCCCCCCACTCCGTCAGAGCACTCAGAGCTGCTCGACCGTCTGTTTCAGTGATGTCGTCAAGGTCGGGGCACGGCTGGAGCAGTGACGACTGGCTCGGTCCCGTTCTTTGCGGCGTTGGCGAGGCGCAGGCCGTCAGCATCAAGGCAGACATTGTGATAAACAGGGCGGTCAATAAGCTTGACGCTTTCACGATAGATTACCTTTTCATTTGCTCGAAGTTTGGCGAGCGCGGTCTCTACGGTCTGAGCGACCGCACTTTCTCGCCCTTGGGCTGCGTCAGCGCTCGCCTGAGCTGCCTTAGTGGCGACAAGGTCCAGCGAGTCGCTATGCCAGTCGGAGGCCGTCCAGCCTGCCAGGAAGGCGCCGCACAGGGCGGCAATTGCAATATAGGGGTTCATGCCGCCTTGACCCCGATAGTGATAGACTCGGCGCCGGACTTGCCATCCCATAAGGCGACCTCAGCCGCTCGGCGGCGAATCAGGCCCCGCATGACTTGGCCGTCGTTCTTGTTCCAGCGGGCGAACTGCGCGCGGGATCCCGTGTAGTCGCCAGCGTTTAGCAGCCTCAAGAGTGTCGAGGTAGCGAGACTGCCGGTGTTGTACTCGAACAGAACCAGGGCGTCACGCTGCCCCGTGGTTAGGCGGACTTTAACCAGCCGGTCTACCGCGCCCTCGCGAGCCAGGAGGTCATGAAGAAACGCATCATCCGCTTGTCGTTGGGTCCACTTCAGGCCTTTGACTACTTCAGGCCCTGTATGACCCCAACCGATTGTCCAGGGGGGCCCGTCCTTGCTGCCTGGATCCGGGTAGGCCTCAAGGCGGCATTGTTCAAAGTAATGAGCTACGGCTACGCCGTTCGGGCTTGTCATTTTGCATTGCCTCGAAAAAAATCTTTACGTGTTCGGATCCATCCGTAAGATGGGCGCATAACCAATTAGGAGTTGCCCTCGATGTCGTCTAGCACCAATTTTAACACCGTACAGAAAATGGTTCGCGGCCACCTTATGGACGCCGACAAGATCCATACAGGCGCGAAGGGCGAGAACCCAGGCCCTACGCCCGAGGCGTCCTACGCGGCAGCCTTCAGCACAGCGACAGGCGCCTACGCTGGCGGCGGCATTACCGTACCGGAGTGGTCGAATCTCCATAGCGAGATTCGCGATCATCAGGACATCGCTCGGAGCAAGGGTTGAGCCTAAAGGAGCTGGTAGCGTCAAGCGACTTGACGTTTACCGGCACTTGCAGGCACCGGCACAAGCTCAACGGAACCGGTGCGGTGTTCTACCAGTCGCTCGGGTTTCTTCAGTGCAGCAAGTGCGGAAAATTCCAGGCCATAAAAAAACCCCTCAATTGAGGGGTTTTTCATTTCTACAGCTCGTAAGTACAGTCGAAGTGAACCAGCGTTGCGGCGTTAAGAGGTGTCGCCTGTAGCTGCATGGTTACAATTCCGTCCGTACCCATGAAAGCGGTAACGGCCTCGCCAGTGCTGAGCATGATGCCGGTAAGCGGCCGTGTCACGACAGGCCGGACATTGGTTCGAACCTGCATCACCTGATTGCTCCCGGATGCCGGGGCTTTAGTAACTTGGCCAACAAGACGCCCTTTTCCGTCACGGTCTCGATAGGCGCTCATTGCGGCGAGTGCTGCGCCAGTAACCCAAGTATTAAGCATGGTCGGGGCCTTTGCGCCGCGCCCGTAAGTATCCCGATACGGCACAGCCACTACAGGGTAGTAAGCGTTTAGCTGTATGCCGAAATAATCGCAAAGCATTTGCGCCTTGATGCAGTGACCCTCAGTGTTAAAGTGCAAATTGTCAGACAAAAACATGGTCGTTTTGCCCAGCGGGGTCAGGTCAGTGCGAATAATGCCCATGCCTGGATGCGCGTTTACATAGGCAATTGTCGCTTCCCAATACTCGGCCATGCCGCGAGGCGCCAGCGGGGTAGCCTGGAGCGTCTGCGGCGGCAGGTCAATCGTAAAGTCGCAGAGAGAGTCGCCGCCATTGTAGGACTTGATTACCGCGATCAGGTTATCGAGCTGAGTGATGTAGGCAGCTGGCGACAGCTGTTTCCCGACGCTATCAGTGGCGTTGTTGAGCCCGAGGCTAATAATAAAATGCTTCGGCGCCGCCGCCCAAACCCCCTGGTTTACGCAGTCAGCGATAGCCTTTTGGCGTGCGGCGGTGGCGAAATCTGAGAATCCCTGGCTCCCTTCTGGAGCGACGAACATCATTGATCCGTTAGATGTTCCTTTTCTAACCCCTACCCACGCCTGTATAGCAATGGTTCCTGACGTGCATTCGAATCTAACCATGGAGTCGGAGCGGATGTATTGACCGCCAGCTAGCGCTACAAAGCCGGTGCATCCGCCTGGACCGATAGTCCCGGATGCCGCCGCTTCGCCGTCGACGCTAATCAGCCATGTCGCGCCGATGCTCGAAGTAGCGTAGTCGTAGCACACGTTAAGCTGCGAGATCTCGCAGCCGTCACGCGCTTGAAAGTCACCCGCAGCCGAGCTAATAACGAACCTGGCGTTAGCCGCCCCTCCTGCTACGAAGTTGCCCTGTCCGTGGAATCCGTTAGCCGTCAACATGTACTGAGCGCAGTCGAGGAGGGTTTCGTAGTAGTAACCGCGATCCTCGCCCAAGCCGTTATCGGCGGCGTTCATGTAGGAGCGGGAGAATCGACCGCCATAACCGCTAAAAAACCCGTTCCCTTGGCCGGTGCCTGCGAGGTTGGAGTCGCCAATATGGACAAGGGTAGCGGTTTGTATCCGCTGCCCTACGAACTGGCTAACAGATGTCCGGTAGGTAGGCAGCCCGATATCTTGCCGCAGACCGGTAGCGATAGCGGTCATGTCCTTCAGCTTTGCGCCGACGGTTGCGAGAGGGTAGGCGTTTGCGTCGCTGTAACCGATGAGGCCAGCGCCGGACAGAGAGATCAGAGCCATCCTTAGCGACGCATCACCTACGTCAACGAGTAGCGGGGAGTCGGTCGCCCAGGTTCCAGTCAGCGTCAGCGGGAACGTCGCTGGGGACTTAACCTTATAGACGGACCCGGCTCGGTCGATGAGCTGCGACGGCCGCAGAACCGTAAGAGTGGTGCCGTCAACATATGTCAAGTGCGTCGATTCGAACCCCATTGCGTTCAGAAAGTCGGCTACCATCGTCTGGAGACCAGACCATGTCTGGCACCGCTTGAGGTAATGATACGGCGACCACCG